GGAATTTCTTGGTTACTCATGCGGAATTTCTTGGTTACTCATGCGGAATTTCTTGGTTACCTATGCATATCAAAAAGCTAGTATTTATGCGGATTTCAAAGCTCCCGTAATCAAGAGCGTAATCAAGAGCGTAATCAAGAGCGTAATCAAGCTATCAATCAAGGAAAGCATTGGTAGGCAGATAAAAAAACAATTCAATATTAACTATGACATTTTAATTGGAATTTTATGGTTACCTATGACACTAAAACCTATCATTTAATATCACTAAATGACACAAGATATCATCTTGAATACATGCTATTACTATGATACTCTCAATAATAGAAAAGTATGAAATAAAGTTAATTGCGCCTTACATATGTATGGCGCTTTTTTATTACCCAAAAAGGAGACAGCCATGTTAACGATTAGAAGCAAGAGTATATCGCTGTCGGGAGGCAGCACAGTAAATGATCAAGTGGTTTTTGCGTTTCAGGCATCAATCAATTCAAACAACCCCAAAGAAGTCCAGTTTAGCAACTGGATAAACGACCATGAGTTATACAAGCAGAACCGGAAGGAGTGCAATTCCGATTACGAGTCTTTCCAGGACGAAGTATATAAATTGCAGGACTCCATGCTGCTGTCGGCGGAAACGCTATGAGTAGCCAGATAATTACATGCCCCAATTGTGGAAGAATTATTTTCCACTATGACAAGAAAGCGACAAACGCTTTTGAAGTGCAATGCAGGAAATGCGAGCAAATGACTTGCATTCTTACACAGGATGGTATTGTGCAGTCAGTTAAGCCTATAAAAAAGATACAAGCCAAAAGTAGCAGCGGCAAAAGATTCTATTAAGAAAGGAGGGCGAACAGAATGCGGATGCTAAAGGGACGTCAAAAGATATATACGGACGCAAAAGAAATCACTGCCGACAACATAATCAAAGAATTGTCAAAAGCATATGAGAAACATAAATTTAATCGGTTAGAGATGCAATATCTTATAGATTTCGAAGCTGGCGATCAACCACTGGACAGACCCAAAATTGTTCGCCCTGAGATCAATATTAAAGTAACTGATAATGCCGCAAACTACATCACTGATTTCAAAATGGCGTATTTTTGGGGAACACCAGCAATGCTGATACAGCGATCTGACAAAGACGCTCACAAAACACCAGCAGGCTTAGACGATGAAGGAATATCTGCACTTAATGAAATGCTTACAAATGCCTGCGACATTGGTTACAAGAATCAGGAGCTTGGCAATTTTGTTGAAAAAGTAGGTGTAGGATATCGACTTGTTGACATCAAAACTGAATTTGAAGAAGATGACGAAGCCCTTGTGGATATATATACGCTAGACCCAAGATACGCCTTCTGCGTATATAGCAATGATGCCAAACAAAAGAAGCTAATGGGAGTGACATATAGAACGGACAATGGCGAACAATATTTTACGTGCTTTACTCCTAAGATGCGCTTTGAAGTCTCAAAAGGTGAAATTGTTAAAAAATCATTAAATCCACTCAAAAAAATAGCGATAGTTGAATACGAGAGATCTGTTGACAGAACAGGCTGCTTCGAGAGGCAAATATCAGATTGTATCGAACTTAACACGCTAGTCTCTGATTTCGCAAACCTTACAGCGCAGCAAACTCAGGAGATATGGTGGGGCAATGATGTTGATTTTCCAGTTGACCCCAAAACTAAGAAGCCTGTAGAAGTGAAGTCGGGGCAATGGGTGCTTACTAGCACAACACCAGATGGAAAGACACCGCAAATCAAGGCACTATCTAATGCATTTGATACAAACGCAACATTAACAGCGATAGATACACGCTGGCGAAGAATTTTGCAAAAGTGCAAAGTACCTACACAACAAGATTCAGAAGGCGGCGGTTCAACAGGAACAGCAATGGATATGTCTAGTGGATGGAGTGCTGCTGAGATTGACGCTGTGCGTGAGGAACAGATTGTGAGCAAGGCACAGAGAGAGGAACTTAAACTTATCATAAAAGTACTCCAATTAACTCCATCAAATGTGCTTAAAGACGATGACCCAATCAAAAGAGTACATGTTGGAGACATCAATTTCCATTTCTCAAGAAGAAAGAACTACGACATGTCAGTCAAAGCAAATGCTTTATCAACCCTCATTAAGACTGGTGTACATGGTAGACATGCACTTAAATTTATTGACGGTTTTGAAGACACCGAGGCTACATGGAACGACAGCAAGGAAATGATAGAAGCAGTACAAAGGGCTGCTGCATCAAGCGGAACCACAGCAACGGAAGACAGTGAACCAACTGATAGACAAATAGATCAGTTGGAAACAAGCCCTATAACTGGGAAAGTATAAGGTGATGATATGGCACAGATATTTGGTTTTGATGAAATCGAAAAGATACGGTCCATGCCATACAATAGATTTTTTGGTGAAATGGGAATCACAAAAAAGCAAAAACAAGAACGCGTTGAATTTTCAAATAAAATTGAAGATGATATGCGTTTTTTTATTTTACTCATCCTGATTATGAAAGAGACAGGTAGAGTTGATGCCAAGAAAGCAGCAGAACAATTTGAAACAAAATTGTTGAAATGGATTGCGCGATATATCGACCTTGACAGCGAGACAAAGGCTTATATATCAGATTTTTGTTTATCCACAGCACAGGTAACTGCGGATCATGTCAACGAAAAATATTATGTCTCGGAAGACCGAATACGCCTGATAAGTGAAAACGCAGCCCTTGATTTTTTGAATCATAAAGACTTCAAAGAGGCAACCAGAAATAAAACATACAAAACATGGAACACAATTATAGATGGAAAAGAACGCGAAACACATCACAAGGAAGATCAAACAACAATACCGATAAACGACTACTTTTTAGTAGGCAAAGCACTTATGCGGTATCCGCACGATATGGCAGTTGCTTTTACTAACCCGGAGGAAGTAATCAATTGTCGCTGCTGGGTGACGTACTCTTAATTTATGCAAAGAACAGGCTCTTTAAACGAAGGTTTGAAGGGCTTTTTGTTTGCACAAAATCAGGGCAAACAAGTCGGAGACGGACTTTAAGGAGCAAAACAGCTCAGAGAAGAGCTTAATAATCGCACAAATCAAAGCGGAGAGAACCGCACAAACGCAGAAAGGAATGAATCTATGAAGACTCAGCCGATTTTCAGAACATTTGAACGCAATGCCACCAAGAGAAAATTAAACCTGCAGCTTTTTGCAGAGCCGACACCGGAGGTTGAAACTCATGAAGAGCCAAAGGGATCAGGTGATGATCACGAACCGGAAACTGATGCTGATGTATTAAGAGTGCAGCTTGCACAGGCAAACGCACAAATTGCGAAACTCACAAACAAAGCTGATGCACTTGCATCTGAGAACGCAGCCAAAACAAAGCAGCTCAGAGAAAAGATGACAGCTCAAGAGAAGGAAGCGGAAGCAAAGAAAGAAGCGGAAGCCGAGAGAGACAAGCAGTTCAAGGCAATGCAGCGTGAGCTGACGATTATGAAATCTACTAATACGTACATGGACACTTTGGAAATGTCTAAGGAAGTAGCACAGCAGTACGCCGAAGCAAGAGCTGATGGAGACGGAGATAAGGAAAACGAAATCTTGAGGCAGCACATGAAAACACTCAAGGCAAAGATGATGCAGGAGTTTCTGGCAGAGCGTGGCGAAGTTAACGCAGGGCACGGAGATAGTCACGAGAGTAAGGCTGTTGAACTCATGAAGTCACTACCGACATATTCAACAGAAGTCGACGAGTCTGTGCTGAAACAATACATGTAAAGAAAGGAAGCAAGAAATGGCAAGAGGAGACATGAGATATGCAACAACCGAGATACGTCCATCCGGTGCAGAGATCTTAAACAGAGAGGTGTTTGAAGGAGTGCCAATGACTATTGATTTTACAGATGTCAGCACTACTGATAGTGATACTGGAGAGAAGGTTGTAAAGGCAGGAAGCGTAATTAGCGGAACAGGAACAGTAGTTGCAGCAACACCATGGACAGGCGGAGCTGGAATCTTGCTTTTTGATGTGTATGAGCATCGGCCACAAGGAACGATTCTTAAAAAGGCATACATCAACAAGTCAAGAGCAGAACAAAATGCAGGAATCACTTACGATGCAGACTTAACTAAGATCCTGCCTATGATCGTGGTTGAGTAAAAAGGAGGAGCAATGGCAGTTTTAATTACAGATATTTATGATTCACAGGCAGTTGCCGTAAGACGTACACAAGATCCAAGTAATGCCATGGGCTTTGTCGGAAAGGCTTTTTTTCCGAACAGAAAGAAGCTGGGCTTATCGTTAAAATGGATTAAGACACACAAAGGCTTAAATGCCATCTTAAAGCCAAGTAATTTTGATGCAATTCCGATGATCAGAGTCCGTGAGGGATTTAAGCAAGAGTCTACACAGATGGTCTTTTTCCGTGAGAGCATGACTGTACGTGAGGAAGATTTAATGCGACTTATGGAGATTGAAGATGCTAATAGTCCATTTATTGGAGACATTATATCATCAATTTACAATGATGCTGCAAGGCTCATTGATGGTGCAGAAATTGCTGCAGAAGTAATGCGAATGGCACTGCTTGCGCCAAAGGACGGAAAACCATCTATCGCAATAGGAACCGGGGAGCCAGAGAGTGACAATATGGTTTATGGCTACGATTACGATGGCGATGGAACATATAAGCAAAAGCATTATTTAAAAGTCCAGGGCACTGATACGTGGGATCATCCTGACACAGCAAAGCCGTTAAAAGACGTTCAGCAGGGCACAAAATATTTAAAGTCAATTGGAGTACTTCCTCGCTATGCAATGATGAACAGTACTACTTTTGATTACCTCGTTGAGAACGAGCAGATCAAGAACGCTTTAATTACTTCTTCCGGCAAGATGGTTGATTTTACCGATGAAGCAACCGTTAAGGAGATCTTTACACGAAAGACAGGTCTGACGCCTATCATTTACGACAAGATGTACATTGACTACAAAGGAGAGACCCAAAAGTTTTACCCGGATGACAAAGTAACCATAATCGGCGCAGGAACACTGGGATCAACATATTATGGTGTAACACCAGAAGAGCGCACATTGATGTCAAATAAAAATGTGGATGTTGCCATGCTTGACAACCGCATTGCAATTGCGACCAAAACCGAGCAGGGGCCGCCTATTAAGACTACAACTAGCGTATCACAGATTGTGCTTCCATCATATGAGGGCATCGACAGCACATTTGTAATTGACGTCAAATAATGAAATTCGATCACATGATCAAGCTTAACGGAATCTACTATGCAGCTGGTGAAGACGTCCCAATGGAAGAAAAAAGCGATGCCCTAGAGATTGACGTCCCGATGGAAGAGAAAATCGAAATTCCAGAGTTGCAAGTTGATGATGAGCCAAAGCGAAGAGGTAAGAAACCAAAAGCTGTTTGATGGAGGTGAGAAAGTATGAGCTATACAGACAACCTTGCAGACGAGCTTTTTTTTGATTTGCAAGTTGAGCTTTCAAATGATGAAGAAGGCGGCAGCTTTTCGGAATCGCTACTCAAGCAAAAAATCAAAAGTGCAATTAGAGAGGTTCGAGACAAAAGAAGATATCCACTTGGATATACGGACGGAATGATTGCACAAGATTTAGACAGGTACTATAGCCAGATTCGCAATTTGGCTTTGTACGATTATAACTCGATTGGCTTTGAGGGCGAGAGTCAGCACAGTGAGGATTCCATTCAACGAACAATGGTAGACAGAAAAACGTTGTTCGCTGGAATAATACCGTTAGCAACAGTCTAAGGTCTAAGAAGGATGTTCGCCAGTGTGTTTGCAATGCTTGTGAATACGCTGGCAGGGTGCATATTAAAGCGGCGGTGGGCAATATGCAAAAATATAAGCAGGAGATATAAAGATGCAAGAATTTTTATTACAAACATACACGATCATCCTTCCGATTGCTTTAGGATACATTGTTTGGCTTCTGCAGCAACAGAAGAAAGACAAGAACGCGAATGAGAGAGGAACCATGCTGTTATTGCGTGTGCAACTGATCGAGTATCACACAAAATACATGCGGCTAGGGGAGATACCATCCTATGCTTATCAGAACTTCGAGGAAATGTATGAAGCCTATCATGATTTGGGCGGAAACGGTATGGTTAAAAAGATGTATGAAGAGATCAAAGAGTTACACATCAAGAGTGGAGGAGGTAAATAAAATGGATATATCGAGCATGACTACCGTGATTGCAATTGTAGTTATTTGCTATTTAATTGGGCTTGCAGCCAAGACAATTCCAGCAGTCAAGGATAATTACATTCCGGTCATTGTGGGTGCTTTTGGCGGCATTCTGGGAGTCTTAGGAATGTATGTCATACCAGACTTTCCAGCGCAGGATATTCTGAATGCAATTGCTGTCGGCATTGTATCAGGTTTGTCCAGCACTGGTGTCAATCAGGTATACAAGCAGCTAAAAGATGGCACGGACCAGTAGAAGAAATCGCCAACAGATGTGGTATTCGTACCAAGTCGGGAAAGCGCCTGGATATCTGAGAGATGAAAACGGTGACATTCAGTATGAGAGCTATGTTGGAGCTGATGGGGAAGTATATTTTTATACCGATGACGAAGGTAAAAAAATCCCAAAAGAAAGCGGTGAAATGGAAGTGCTTTACAGCAATCCTATAAAGTTTTGGGGGACAATCACATCACAACTAAAAAACGCTATCATGCGAGCATGGGGCAGTGATAGTACAAACAATTATGCTACGCTCATCTTAGCTAAACATGCAAAAGACTCTGACGGAAACGAACTTAGCTTGCCGTTTGGAGCAAGAATCTGGCTACACTCAGAAATCAAAACGAAACCAAACGGATCGCCGGACGAAAACTCCGCTGACTATCAAGTGAGTGGAATCATGAATGAAGCACTGAATGAAACGTCTTACTATCTGCAGGTATTGCAGCAAAGCGAGGAAAAAACCTAATGGCAAAGGCTTTGGAAATAAAGGTGAGCGGAGTAGATGAAGCCATAAGGATGTTGGAACGTTACCAGAAAACGTTCCAAATGCGAGTAGAGCTTTTCATGAAGAAGCTTACTGATTACGGAGTTGAAAAAGCAACAGAAGAAGTCTTGACGATGGATGCAGTATTTACTGGTGAACTTGTAAATAGCATTCACTCAACCGAGATAGAGAGCAACGCAGAGCGAGTTATCTTTGCGGTAGAAGCTGATTCGGAACATGCCATCTATGTAGAAATGGGAACAGGAATCATAGGTGCTACTACTCCGTATCCAGGCAAGCTCCCGGCTATTTATGCGCAAGGAAAAACAATTAGAAAAACGGCAGATGGTAGATATGGTTGGTATTATCTGGGGGGAGATGGTAAGTGGTACTTTACAGAAGGTATGCCGTCAAGACCATTCATGTATCATGCCTCAACACAAATGAGACATGATATTGAAAGAATTGCAAGGGAGGTGTTTGGATAGTGGCTCAGAATCAATGGGTCATCGACCTTGAGAGCAAGGTATTATCCCTTGTTAAAGGCAAGACATACAACAAGCTAAAGAAAAGATATCCGCAAATAATGTACACCACCTCAAATATAAGCAATGATTCGCAGCGTAATTTTCCCTGCGTGTACGTCCATGAGTTGGGTGGAAGCGAAGCAAACTCCGATCTAGAACGCACGAGAATCAACACTATAGTGGCAGGATTCCAAATTGAAGTGTATAGCAACACATCACAGCTAGACTGCAGAACTATAATGGCAGAAATTATGGACTGCCTAAAAAAGCTTATGTTCGATGTAAAAATGTCACCATATGCGGACAATCAATCACCAATATATCGTTATGTAGCACGCTTTGAAAGAACATTTGATTGGAATGATATTTTTTAAGCTCCATCGGCAAGATGGGGCTTTTTTAGTAGGAGGAATACAAAATGGCAGTAGGTTTAAAAAGTAGAATCATCTACAGAGAGAAGACAAAGGAAGATGGCGCAGCCGATTACTGGGCAGGTGAATATAAGCTCTTGATCAGAGCAAAATCAATTCCATCACCTTTCGGCACTGTCAACATGGTTGATACATCAACCTTGGAAGACTTGATAGAGACTCAGGAACAGGGAAGAAGAGCAGCTGCATCAATGGAAGTACCAGGTGCATTTGAAAAAAAATATAAGGATGAACTAGTTAAAAACGAGGGAAAACAATTAGATATCTGCATCCTTTACGGCACAGATGGAAAAGGTTCAGAAGGAATTGTGGCTTTTGTAGGAACAGAATCTTTCGCACCAGACGAGGCAACAGAAGATCACCTCACAGGAACAGCAACAATTGCCACAGTAACCGTTCCAAGGTGGATTGAGGATAGTTATACCGTATCTGTAACAGAAGATGAGAATGGTTATCCAACATCAATTACACTGGCAAAGAAAGAAATGTAACAACTATATTCGGGAAGCGTGAGCTTCCCGTTTTTTGTTTAAAGGAGAATGAATTATGAAATTTATGAATTACGAAATTAAGTTTGGAATCGAAGCGACTACAAAGAGCGGAATTTTAAAGAAGATTAAAGAAGTTCAACAGTCCAGTGGTGATGAAGTTCAACAGTCCAGTGGTGATTTTATTGACGATATCGAAATGATGCTTAATATGGTTCCGGAGTTTTTGCTTGTGGGACTGCAAAAAAGACATAAGGATGAGTTCGGGTATGATTACAACACAAATAAAGGCAAGGAAGAGGCAACAGCAAAGGTATGCGAATTGATTGATGAGTATACCGATCAGGAAGATTCGAGTATCAAAGAGCTGTTTGAAGAGCTGCTAAAAGAGGTGATGCAGAATGGTTTTTTCAAGAAGGAAGTTCTGCAGATGAAAGCGGAGAAAGAAGCGAAAGAGCAAAAAACAGAGTAATAGATCCAATTGATTATTACGATGAAAAGCTACTTCCGTATTTTTTATGCGTTACGCAACAATACGGCTTTACTGCTGAAAAAATAGGCGATATGTGTCCGTGCGAGTTAAAACCGTATGAACTTGCTTACAAGCTACATCAGCAGCAAGTTGATATGCAAAACCACATGCTTGGCAGGTATGTGAGAATGTCTATTTTATCAACACTGGGTAACAGCCAGTGGTTCAAAGGCAAGCATACACCGCCATTTGAATATCCAGATATGCCTTTCTTACAGCAGGAGACAAAGAAAAGCGAAAACTGTAATGCAGAATCCAACGAAGAAATCGCAGTGTACGAGATGAAACAAAGAATCAGGCAGCTTGAAAAGCAAGGCTTGCCAGAGAGCCCGATCTAAGGGAGGAGGGATAAAATGAGTGAGGTAAATATTGATTCAATACGGATTGAGGCTAAAACAAATATAAAAGAGGCTATATCCGATATTGAGGCATTGAAACAATCCCTAACTGGATTGGGCGACAACAAAAGCGGAATTGATCACTACTCAACATCTGTAAATGGATTAACGCAAAGATTAACGCGACTTACAGGAATAACCAACAAGGCAGGAATTGCAGCGGTTGAGAAATCTGTAAGAGAACTGGCAGAAGCATCTATTAAGCTTAACAACCTACAGCTTAACGAAAAGAAGGGTTCGATTTTCTCTGAGGATACATGGAAAAGAGCCATGGAGAACGTGGAAAGTGCGATGGAAAACGTAAAAAATACTATCGCACAGAACGTTAAGGAGATCAGGCAGCTTGACGGTGTTGAAAAGGCTTTTGATAACTATATCAAAAAAGCCCAAAACATAAAAATTCCGATTGGCGTAAAGAATGATTTAAGTACAGATAGAGAATTTGCAAATCTGCGAAGTGTACTTGGAAAGAATTTTTCCACAACAAATAGTGGTACAGATTTTGTAACGTTCATAGATGATATGAATAAATCAATAAATACCACATTTGATACTACAAAAAACGCAACAGATCTGTTCAAGGATGTAGTGGAGCGTTTAAGGGATATACGCAAGGAAGCTGTGATGACATCACAGGATGTTATCAAAAACGGCTTAATTCCAGTACAAGAGATTGAATCTGAGCTGTCAAAGTTTGCCGCAAAAGACATTCCCAACCTTAGCGAGAAGTATGGAATAACTGAAAACGATGTTTATGGTGGCAAAAAGCTATCGGAAAATAGTGAAGCAGGAAGCGTAAAAGAAGTCGCAAGCGCCATCGGGCAGAAGACTAGGGCATTTGAAAAAGAACAACAGACTGTAACCGATGTTGTGAACAGTGAAATGAAAGACCTTATCAATTTAAGGTCAACCATCGAATCTGTTACAAGTGCTGTAGGAGATGGAAAAGGCCTGGCAGGAGCATTCAAAGGGCTTAAAGAACTTGGCTTGGGTGAACTGGCTTCTTTGAAAAATATTGATTTCTCTGGAATTGCAAAGCTGAACAGAGAAAATTTAAAATCAATAATCGGAAAAAAGTATACTGGACTATCAGATACAGAAAAGACTATCATTCAAAATGCAGCAAATAAAGCTGTTGCACCAGAGAGTGTGCCGTGGTTAGAAGATTATGAAAAACTGATACAGCAAGCAAGGGAAGAAAGTCAAAAATTTTTAGGTGGATTTTACGTTCCCAAGAGTGTTGAAGAACTTCAAACTGAATTTGTGGGAATCTCGAAAGAGATAGTACGTTTGAAAGAAAACATACAAGAAGCATTAAGAACTCTTGATACTGATGATGTATCACAGATGGTTGATGGCTTGTCGCAGGCGATAGCTTATGCGAGTGATCTATCGACTATCGCAGCTCAAAAAGGTATAACGCTTAGACAGCCAAAAAGTGAATGGCAAGAGTATCCACTCAGCAATTTTCCAGAAGAACTTCGTGGTGATGGCTTATCAAATGCAATGAGTCAAACTGCGAGGGAAACAAGCAACGCTTCAAACCAGTTAAGACAATACAATGAAGATGCGTCAAAAGTAATCAGAACAGAACAGACATTTAAAGATGCCTTGGCTGCTGCTGCGCAAGAGCCACCAATATTTAGAGACATACCAGAGGATATCAACAGATTGAACCGAAACATGCAAAAATTGCCACTTAGCCTATCCCAGTTAAAATCAGATATAAGTGATTTGGCAGGCATCATGGGTGGATTTGTAGGAAAGGCGATATCTGTTGCAGGTGCAATTGGCAAAATAGGATCTTTTGCAACAAAAGTAAACAAGCAGATATTGTCGTTCACAAAAGACTTTGCAAAGCTATCATGGGAGTTTTTGAATTTTGGTTCAAGCAAAAACGCATTATCTGGGCTAAAGAGTCCATTTGGCCAGTCCTCAGCTAGCCTTGGGGATTTTAACAAAAAATTAAAGCACGGAATTACAACTGTGCTGCGCTACGGTTTTGGAATCCGGTCTTTGTACGTACTGTTTAACAAGCTACGATCAGGAATCAAGGACGGAATCAACAACCTTGTTATGTTTAGCGATAGGGCAAATAAGAGTTTGTCGTTGCTGACATCTGACATGTCATATGTTGGAAATAGTGTGGCTGCGGCATTTGAACCAATACTGAATATTATTGCACCAGTTATTGACCAAATTGTAGATTATGCAGTTGCAGGAATCAATGCCGTAGGTGCTTTTATAGCATCAATAACAGGGCAAACATCATATACGGTGGCTGTAAAAAACATCAAAGACTATCGCGACAGTTTAAACGGCACAGCATCTGCAGGAGATGCAGCAAGTGACGCAACTGATAAGTTAAAAGACAAGACCGATGAGTTAAAACACGAACTGATGGGGTTTGATGAAATTGAAAAATTTTCGGAAGATCTCGATAACGCAGCTAACAGCGGTTCAGGAAGTGGAAGTGGAAGTGGTTCCGGAAACGGCTCAGGAACGGAAGATCCTATACTTTTTACAAAAAAAGATATACCAGGAGCGGTATCTAACTTTGCAGATCTCGTAAAGGACGCTTGGGCGAAATCCGATTTTACCGACATCGGTAAAATAGTTGGAACGAAACTCCGTGACGCACTTGATTCCATTGACTGGGAGCCAATCAAGGAGCAGGCAAACAAAATTGCCAAAGTCACAGGAACATTCATAAACGGCTTCTTTGAGACGGAAGACCTTGATAAGAGCGTTGGAAGAACGCTTGGAGAAGCGGTCAACACAGCTGTAGGTGCAATCAATACCTTTATTGACACAACTCACTGGGCATCACTTGGCGAATTTATGTCAAGCGGACTCAGAAGTGCGATAGCTACTATTGATTGGGATGACCTTGGAAAGACTCTGAATGCCAAATATAAGGCTTTGTGGAGCTTCCTTGATGGATTTGTAGTAGATATGTCTAAAATCAATTTTAGCGGCACTACAGGATGGCAGGAAGCAGGTAATGCACTTGCAAGTACAATCAATAGCATTTTTGCAGATAGAGACTATACAAAAACTGGACAAACTATTGCGGCTGGAATCAATGGAATCACATCTGCGCTAACAACAGGAATAGAAGGAATTGATTTTAATTCGATATCCAAAAATTTTTCAAACGGAATCAACAGCGTATTTTACAAGATAGATTGGCAAGCGATCGGCACAATGCTATCCGATGGAGTGAATACAGCAACTTCATCATTGCTGACTTTCTCGGTAACGGTTGACTGGAAAAGAATAGGCTCAGAACTGGCAAATTCCGCAAATACTTTTTTAGCTAAGACTGATTTTAGCCAAGCAGGAAAAGCACTAGGTCAGGCATTTAAAGGTGCACTATCCGCAATTAACGAGTTTGCAGCAACATTTAATTGGCGATCTCTTGGAGTTGATATAAACAACTTCATTAAGGGCATCAACTGGGGCGAAATCTTAAAAACAAGTGCAAATATAGTTGTCAACACGTTTTTTGGATTATTTGAGGCAGCATGGGGGCTTATATTTGGGGGTAACGACACAAAGTATACCGCTATAGCTGATAACCTTAACAAAGCCATTTCGAAGTTGAATGTTGAGTGGCCAAAGTTTAAACAAGATGAGCTTAGTAATTTTGATTCGGCGATGGATTCACTGGATAAATTTTGGGAAATAAATGAGAAATTTAAAAAGAATGGAAGTTTATCAGCGCAGGATGAGTCCTTGTTCAAATTTTACTATGAACAAATTTCAAAGTACGCACCAGATATTGCTAAGGAAATTGGAAGCATACAGACAGCTTACCAAGGAACAAAAGATACACTTGAAAAACTTATTGAAACGCAGAAAAACGCAGCTATTCAAAAGGGATTTTCAAGTGCGTTGGAGGATGCTTCTAAGATTTACGGCGATGCCGTAGTTGCTCTTGAGCAATTAAAAACCAAATTTATAGATGATTCCGTCTCATGGAAAGCTGATATATTAAATGGACTCTTATCAAGAGTGGATGTATACGGTGGAACAATCGAGACATGGGAAAAAACTTTTGATAAGTTTTTACAAAAAGTGAGAGATGGTTCCATTGACTTTCAGAATCTTACAGAAGACGAGGAAGCACTCTGGCAAGTCATGCGAGAAATGAATCCTCAATTTGGAACAATGGAAGAAAGCATGGAATCACTAAATGGAACTGTCGAGACATCTGGAGAGACTGTAGATAAATTGCAAGTGGCTATGGGACGCTATAGAGATAATACTTCATCTGCAACAACCAATACAAAAAACTTAATTGAAAAGCTTAAAGGGATTAAGTTGACTGGAGTTTGGAAATCACTTGCAGATGAGCTGAGAGATACACTGGATAGCGTAACTGAATCTTTAAAATCTGATAAATTTGCACTAGGAATCAGCAATACCTTAACCGACATGTTTGACAAGGAATTTAAAGTAAATTTAAAGGCAGGATCACTTGATACCAGTGAGCTTACCCAAAAAGACAAGACAATCCAAGGTGCATCAGCAAATATTGTGAGTGCTAAAAATGCACTTCCAGACTATGCAAAAAAACTTGATTTGGTAGCAAATTTGACAAGCAAACAAGATTCAATTGCCGATAGAGTGATCAACGGACTGACAGGTTGGATGACAGACTTCCAAAATAGAGTTCCAGAGAACAATCGTTGGTTTAGTGGACTGACAGGTTGGATGACAGACTTCCAAAATAGAGTTCCAGAGAACAATCGTTGGTTTAGTGGACTGACAGGTTGGATGACAGACTTCCAAAATAGAGTTCCAGAGAACAATCGTTGGTTTAGTGGACTGACAGGTTGGATGACAGACTTCCAAAATAGAGTTCCAGAGAACAATCGTTGGTTTAGTGGACTGACAGGTTGGGTAACGTCATTGGGAGACTCAATTCCAATATCCGGAAAATGGTTCAGTGGAATCCTGGGATATGTAACAGCATTAGGAGATTCAATCCCTACATCCGGAAAATGGTTCAGTGGAATTTTAGGATATGTTAATCAGGTTCAGAAACAATCTGGAGTATCGCTAATTCTTTCAGGGATAACAGCATTTATTTCAAGCATAGTTTCAGGTACTAAAAAATCCACAGGCGGAGCCTTTTATGGTGGAAGATGGCATGATATACCACAGTTTAGCAGTGGAGGAGTTATTACAAAAGACTTCATGTCAAGCTTTAGCGCCATCCCACGATATGCAGGTGGTACTGTAAATGCAGGCTCAATGTTTATTGCAGGAGAAGCCGGACCAGAGCTTGTTGGACATGTAGGTGGCAGGACAGAGGTCTTAAACCAGTCACAACTTGCAAGTGTAATGCAGAGCGCCGTAGCGAGTGGAATGGAAGCAGTTATGGCACGTTACGGTGGAAATGGTGGAGGAAATGGAAATGTGACAGTTAATGTTGTTCTTCAGGGCGATGCAAAGAAGATCTTTGAGGTTGTCAAAAAGGAAAACAACAGCAGAGTCATACAGACAGGCAAGGCGCAACTTTTAACGTAAAGGAGGGAAACAATGCAATGGATGGCCCAGTAAAAACCGTAATCATAAGTGGATTGAAGCTAAAAGTTAAAGACCTGACGGTAACAGATAACATCATCTGGAGCCGCAATACAGGGCGAGTTGCGTCTGGTGATATGGAGGGTGACATCATAGCAAAGAAAATTAAGTTAAATATTGTGCTAGCACCTTTGGATGATAAAGAAGCAGTAGCTTTTGCTGCTGCAATAGAACCACCATTTTTTCCGATCACTTTCCGAAATCCGAAGTCTGGGAAAACAGAAACACTCAAATTTAATGTTGGAACACCGACATATCCAGTCTATTCGTATGCTGATGGACTGCCTAGATATGTTGGTGTTGCTGCAAATTTTATTGAAAAATGAGGTATCAAAATGAAGATGTCAAATAGAACACTGGTAAAGACAATCAATGGACTTTTATCGTTTAAAAACAATGGTGTAAGGAAGCCAATTAAGGCGATTTATGCAATCAACCGTAATATTGAAACACTGGATAAGGCTGCAATTCCTTTCCAAGAATCAAGAAATGAATTGATTGAAAAGTACTGCGATAAAAAGAAAAATGGTGACATTGTGCCCAAAAAGGGAATGGAGCAAAACCTAGAATCAGAGTTGGGCGAATTACTGGATGGAATTGAAGTTGACGTAGACATTTACAAGATTCCAATTAGTGTGGTTGAGAATATAGAAGCATCAGAGCTTGAATTTGAAGCGATTAACATGATGCTAGAGAAGAGCGAGGTGGAAAAAGCATGACATATGATTACACGGTGAAACGAGACGGACAGTTTTATAAGCCTGGTCAAGAAGTGCCAGATATGGGTACATTGGTATGTACGTCTGCGCAAGGCAATATACGTAGTTATGAGGGGCTTGTTAAGGATGTTGACAAACTACCCACGTATGTTGCGACAGGCAGCTCTTTCCTAGCGAGCGATACTGGCGATTATTATAAATTCGAAGAGTCAACGGCAACTTGGAACAAGATTTAAGGAGTAAATATGAAACCAGAAGACGTCATTGGTATTTTAAATCGTAAGGTTCAGAACGCAACTGTAACGGAAGATCAAATTGATGCAGCTGTTGAAAAGTATCATAAGACTCATCCGTTGGAAACTGACAAAACACTCACTGTTCCTGGTGCTTTTGCAGATGCAAAGGCGGTTGGAGATGGATTGAACGAAAAAGTAACAGGAAAAGGAATGACTTTGTACTATGACACAGAAAAACAGTGCGCAGCCATTAAATTTGATGAGCAAGGTTAGGTGATCATTATGGGATTATGGACGGAATATAAGAAAAAAACGGCTGTAAAATCCACAGATACTTTTCTTGTGTATGACAACGCAGAAGGCGTAATGCAAGTTGATGGATCAAATGTAAAAGAATCCTTTAGAGATGCTACAGATACCACATTGTCACAAGCAGACACGCCAGCCGATGCAAAAGCAGTTGGGGATAGATTCGCAAAGGTTGAAAAGAAGAATGTAGAACAGGACACAGCGTTAAAAACAAAGGCCGATGGTACTGGCATAGAATTTTTCTTCGACTCAGCCAAAGGATGTTTGGCTGCAAGGATAACAAAGTAGAGGAGGAAGGTGTATGGCTGACAAAATAATATATCTTGCAAATCGGGAAGATGTGGAAAAATTAAAGGCTACATCAAAAACTCAAGAGACTAATATAGCGGATTTAACAAAGGAACTTGCAAAGAAAGCAAATGGTCAGGGAATCACTTTGAGTATAAATGAAAGTGGTGGACTGAGAGTAATGTATGACGATGGAAAGTGAGGATAAAAAATGGCAGCAGTGGCAGTAGATGTGGCAATGGAGTCAACATCACAAGAGATTTTAAATCTTTTAAAAACAGTAAAAACACTAGTAACAGATGTTTCGAAGTTTGACTGGAAGAATTTCTGGGAACAAACAGCAACAGACGAGGTATTTTCAACAAAATTTTATTATTACGAAACCAGCACCAGTCCAAGCGGTGAAAAGATGAATGCATCAGTTGGGTTAACAGCTGTGCCTTCAACGGAAACTGTAAAGGGGCAGGATGATTTTGCAAATCATAGTGCTTTTCAGACAATTGATTGTAATTTTGTAATTGACGAGCAGGAGAATAAGACCCCAGTAGCAATTAAAGGCGGTAATGGATATTCTGACATTGGAAAAGTAGATGTTGGAGTTATGGTTCCTTTAACTTATTGGGGCATTCAGAAATTTGACACATATTACATTGTGCATTTTGCAACGAAGCCACATCCTGAATTAGAGTGCACAACAGTTACACCATGGTGCAGCAAAGAACTCGGTTATGGTATTTTGACAAAATACTATGCAGGACAAATTGATGGAATTTTATATTCATCATCTGGAAATGCAATTTATAACTTTGTTTCAGCCCAGTCTGGAAATACTGAGCTGCAGAAGAAAGGAACAGGATATCATGGCTCTGGATCAGAGCGAACGGCATATCTGCTGTGTATGCTATGGATGAAGTATGCAACAAAAAATAGTCAGAAAGTCTTTCAAGGATGCACTGGATTTAATATACAGACTAAAGTTGTACAAACTGGGGAAAATGTTAACTATGTTGTAATTCCAACAGCGCAGGCAAATAGCTTTTATGTTGGCACGACAGTATCCATCGGAGATGCAACTGGTCACACAGACAACCTGGATCGCGGACAGGCATACATGCGAAATATCGCAGATAAAGTCAAAATAACAGCTATCGAAGCAATATCTGGAACAGATAACAGTAGAGTATATGTTGGCAAGCAAAATATGACAATTACAGAAGATACATATATATCATCAATGCCATTGCATGCAGGGCAAACTGACAAAGTGCTTGGAGTGGATGGATATGTCAAGAACGATGGCAAACATGCATTCAAACTTGGCGGTATTGAAGATATGGTTGGTGTATATTATATCTCAATGAACGAGTTGTGGAACAAGACTACAGCAACAACAGTTGACTACTACGTTAGAGGAACTGCTGCATGGTCAAGCACTGCCACGAACTGGACAAAAATCGCAACTGTAGATCTTGAAACAACTGATGATTTTTGGATTGGCGACATTGATATAGACTTGTCTGCAGGTGTTATATGGTTCAAGAGCAAGGGTTCAGGAGATTCGGTCGGTGTTGGCGACAGACAATATAATGGTGGTGATGGAACAGGTTGGCGCGAAGCGCTAAGGCGCGGCCATCTCTGGGGCTGGTCGGATGCCGGGTTCTCCTTCGCGGCTCTCTGGGGCGTCGTGGCGCATGCGGGCTGGTACTTCGCTCTCTGCGTTTAATTCCGAACCTTTTAGGGGTGAATTTTGCGTAAGCAAAAGAGGGGGCTGCCCCTCTAAATAGTATACAGAAATAATTTTAAAATAGGACTTGTCACACACGGGCGCGGCAATCTCAGGAACAGGTCGAATGCCGGATTCTCCTACGCGAATCTCAGGAACGACGTGACGAATGCGAACTGGAACTACGCTCTCTGCTTTTATATGTCTGACGGGACAAAATAGTACGTTGGTACTTAGTGTGGCATTTCGCGGATGTAATTCCGTTGTTGTGTAAGCAGCACTTAAATAGGCAACAAAAAGGGAATCGGAACGCCGACGGGCATTCCGATAACTTATGTGAAAGACATAGGTTGGGGCTAGTAGACATCCGAACGTCCCTCGGAATTTAAACGATATTTACAAAAAAAGGATAAAAATACTTGAAACGTTGTTGCAAAAGAATAGATATAACTAACAGAATATTGGTTGAACGAGCAGTAAGAGATTGCATAAGCGGAAAGATGAACCGTGGGGACACTATAAGAATGTTCTCAGAGTACTCAAAGTTACCATGTGAAATCATAAAAAAGATCTGCAAAGAGCACTTCATGATGGAAGGATTGATCAATACTGTTATAGACGGTATACAACAAGAAATTATCGAAAAGAAATATATTGTAAAGCCAATTCGTTACAGATACCAAGTTGATAAGTGTAACGGAAAGGTTAGAAAGATAGGAATACAAGATGTAAAGCAACAGATATACGACTATATAGCTGTATATGCAATGGAAGAATTATTCCGAAAGAAAATAGGCTTTTACCAATGTGGGGCATTAAAGAACAAGGGATGCGAATTTGGCGCAAAAGCGATTAAGAAATGGGTAGACAACCATGATATAAGATGGGGATGGCAAGCAGATATCAGGCATTATTATGAAACCATACCTAAAGGTAAATTAAAAGAACTACTAAGGCGAGATGTAGATAACGACAATGTTATACATCTCGTTTTCTTCTTAATTGATTCATTTGAGGGTGGATTATCAATCGGTTCATACCTTAGCCAATATCTTGCGAATTACTACATGTCATATGCATGTCATTATGTTAATGAGCAGGTATGCAAATTAAGAAAACATAGGAACGGAGCTGCTAATCGTGTCAATCTTGTATCTCATGCTTTGTTTCAAATGGACGATATACTAATCGTTTCGAAAAGCTTGAAGGATTTAAAAATGGCAGTAAAAAGATTTTCAAGTTATGTTTCAGATTTTTTAGGGCTAGAAATTAAGGAAACATCAAAATTGATTGATCTGAGTGTTACATACATTGATATTTTAGGAAGAAAAATATCAAGAAGAAGTCTTACTGTACGCTCATCAAATTTTTTGAGATTTAGAAGGACTGCAAAGAAGGTAAGAAAAAGAGTCCACCAAAAGAAAGAAGTGCCGCTGTCATTGGCTAAAAGCTATATCGGGCGTTATGGAGCTATTAAACATTCAAACACACAACGTTTTCAACAAAAGTATCATGTCTCGGAAGATATAAAGAGATGTAAAGAAATTGTATCCACTCATGAGAGGAGATTAAATAATTATGGAGAAGATGAGATTTACGCTGCCACAGTTAAGTGCAGCATTCTATCCGCTTGAAAAGGGAATGGATGTAGTCATTTGTACAGATGAGCAGAAGATTACGATTGATGGTCCAGAAAACGGCAGCGAGACGATGTATGAGTATGATGGCAATATATTCAGGACATTTAAGTTGTCACAAGAGGAGATTATTCAGGCCCCAGAGCAATATCTTGATTACGAAGGCGATACAGAGCCAAGCGAAGAAATGACAAGATACGCAACAGAAATGATAGATGCATATACCTTGCAACTGATCGAGGAAGGAGTACTGGCATGAGAAGTTTGGTAGAGAGTTTAAAAAGACTGTACAAAAGTGGAAAGGTGTCGGCAGAAAAGATTAAAGGGATGAAGATTCTCGCAGAAGAAGAAAAAAGATACATCCTCGGAGAATAAAAAATAAAGCAAATATCTAGCACGGAGTATACCGTGCTAGAGAAAGGAAATCGTCATGTATCAGGTATCAGAAGCATTAGATAAAGTTATATCAGGCAGCGGAAGAACGTTCTACGCAAGGCTAAACGGAATATCAGATGGAATCCAAGAGATAGTGCAAACAAATTTTTCAACTCCTGATAGCTATTTTTATGTGGGTGGAGCTACAGCTTCCAAAATAGAAGTATCTATGTTTACAAAGTCGCAAGATTTTGTAAAAGGTGCGGAAGTAAAACTTGAAATTGGAGCAATAGCTGATGGCACTATAGAATGGATACCAATGGGGTATTTTACAATAAAAGAGCAAAAAAAAGACCGAAATCTGCTTACTTTTACAGCATATGACAGGCTAGAGTCAAAGTTAGCTAAAGCATATAAAAGCAAAATTACAAAGTATCCAGCAGAAAGCAAAGAATTTTTGACTGATATAAGCAAACAGACAGGTGTTGAGTTTGACACAAGCAAATTATCTGATAACCTGATTATAGATAAAATATTGACGGTTAACGACCAGTCAGGAGAAAAAACATACAAAGAGCCGTTTGACGGTTTTACGATGCAACAGGTGGTTGGATACATCGCACAACTCCATGGTACATTTGCTATATGCGATAGAAACGGAAAAGTAACGTTTAGATGGTATGAAGCGTTAACAACTGACTATCCAGGGAAAATAGGTGATGCAGCAGGTGACTATTTAAAAGACCAGAACCTATCGTTCATTTATAATACAATTGAATTTTTAAAAGAATCACATACGTATCTGATTAAGACCAATAGATATTTTGATGATCTACTACAATCAGAAACGATGTGCCAAATTTCAGGCATCAGCTGTGATACAGAGAACAATCATTATGAATCAGGAACAAATATAAATACAAATTTAAGCAATCCAGTAATGACACAGGAATGGCTCGATAAAATCCTTGAAAAAATAAAGGATACGAGGTATTATCCAGTGTCATTTTCGTTTATGGGAGATCCGAGACTTGACGTAGGTGATGTCGTTACAATAGTTGATGCTAAAAATAATCTTATAGATGTTCCAGTGATGCAGCACACCATTACATTTGATGGTGGCTTACTGTCGGAAGTGGCATCCTATGGTTTTGAAGAAAAAGAGGTGAAAAGTCCATCTGAAATAGCGTTGCAACGAGTTAAAGATGATATTCTTAGCCTTCAAGAGATTACGGCAAAAAAAGCCACATTCAATCAATTAAATGCTGTAGATGCAAAGGTCACGAACTTGCAGGCAAGCACAATCACGGTAAATGATGCAAATATATTATTTGCCAGACTTGATAAAGCAAATATTAAGCAGGGTTGGATAACAAGTGTGATGATTGGTGATGCGCAAATTACCGATGCAAAAATTCAGGATATGTCTGCTGATAAACTAACAGCAGGCATTCTTGATGCAGAAAAGGTAACTTTGATAAATCTTGATGCTGGCAGCATAACAACCGGAACCATAACCGGACTTGATGCGATCTTTAACCGGTCTTTTACTGTTAATAGCCCATATTCTGACACTCAAAGCTTTATAATTGAAGCAAATCAAAACAACATCATAATTGGAACAAGAATCAAAGATGTATTATACAGCACGGACGATAACAGCATCATTTTTTCACCTACGGGAGTAACACTACAAGGCGGAAATGGCGTGGTAGGAATAACTGCGAAGCATGATGTAACAATAGGATCAGATGGTGGATCAATTTACTTGAATGCTAACGGAACCACGTATAACGATATTCCAATATACGCTAGAAATGACTTATATACTTTTAAAATCCTTCATGAAGGAAACTTTGAAAATTTAATAACAACAGTTGAAAATTCCAGAAACTCAAAAAAATTGAGCGGAATGGAAATAGTTGATTCCTCAAAGAATATTTCGAACGCAATTCCGTGGATTGACCAGACTGGTGTGATGGAAATTGGAAAATATTTGGATTTCCATGAGTGGAACGCAGATACTACTGACTTCAGCACCAGGTTGGAAGTTTTTGAAAAATCGTTACGAATAACCGCAGGAATAACTACTGCGCTAGACCTTAATGGAGTTGGGAATGCATCATATATAAAATTTAGTGGAAGTGGAACAACGCTAGGATGGATTGGCTTAAACAGGAAAGATGGATCACTGATGTTGTACGACAGCAGCGAAAAAGAATATCGCATATTAGACGAGACATCTATATCGTTTGGAACTGCAGAGCCGATTAGCGATGGAAGAAAAGGCGATATCTATGTTCAGACATCTGATAGTGGAAATGGATGGAAAAAAGCTGTTGCAATTTATTATTATTCCAACTGAAATGATAGGGTGTTCCCTATCATTTCAAATTATTAAGATAAGAATCTTTTCTCTCGCAAACAGATTGCTTTGCTTGCTGTATTGATTCTTCTAAATGTTTCAAGTCAGGCTCTATAAAAGCGTCTTTAACCTCACCGCGTGCCTGCCGAATCAGAAAATTGTCGAGATATGCTTGAGCTGACGTTATACGGTCAGCAAGCGGCAACTTGTTCAATGCCGTAAGCATATCAAGCTGTGCGTGCCAATCAGAACCAGTATCACAAAAGACATTGTAATACAGACGTTTCAGATACTCAGCGTCTTCGTGCTTTAAGTATTCCTGCAGAGCAGACAGTGTCTCACTATCTTTTTTAGGGTGATAAATACGTTCATACTTATTAGGGTCATAGATAGCCATAAGATATTTTTCTGCATCAACTCCGCATCTGTCAAACCACTCTAGCAATGCTGGGAAGTCCGGCGCGCCAAGACCATTCTCCCAGTTTTTAATCGTCCCTACACTCTTTCCAAGTGCTTTTGCCAAATCCATTTGCGACAATCCTGCGCTTTTGCGCGCATAAATAATGACTTTTACAAGCCGTTCAGTATCAGCTACTCGATTTCTCATGTCAAAAACCACCCTTCATATTCGTTCAAAATGTCATTTTTACAATAAATTGTACTTTAGCAAAAACAAAAAGTATAATTTATTGGCTACATCAAACAAAAGGTAAAGTCAAAGTTTTCTGGCACTTGAAAGTTTGGAAAATAGCCAAAAAACTTTGACTGAAAAAAATGTGAACAAAGTCAATACAATTGTAGTCACCAGTGCTATTATCTATACCATAGCAGAAAAAAGAAAGGAGGCTACTAATGATGACAGTTTACAACTGCAAAGTAACAGAGTCAATGGTTAATTTTGCCATTATTCATGGCAAATTATTAGACAATTTTACAGCATTAGACTACTTGGAGAGTGATTTTTGTTCAAACACCATCGAGACAAGCCGCCTGAGTGGAGTAAAGGATGAAATACCAATCGCTGTTGCAAAGGATAGAATAGGGGCTTTGAAGCGTCGGGATGAAGTGACAGTGATTGGAGAGTGGCGAAGTAAGAATTATTACACCAGTGACGGCAAAAGACATGTGCAGCAGTACTTTTTAGTTCGTGAAATCAAAGCAGAAAGTGGGGAACATAGGAACCAAATCGCATTGACTGGGTATTTATGCAGCAAACCGATATATCGCACAACACCATTAAAAAAGGAGTTATGTGAGCTTATAGTTGCTGTAAATCGTCCATATGGCAAGAGCGATTATTTACATTGTATTGCTTGGAACCAACTCGCTCGAAAGGCATCAAATTTAAAGGTTGGGGACAAAATTAGACTGTCTGGAAGAATCCAGAGCAGAACTTACATCAAAAGAGAACATGAAACAGAAATGGTTAAAGTTGCATACGAAATTTCTGTGGATACAATTGCAAAGGAAAGGTGATTATATGTGTGATGTGGTTAGACGTTTTTTAGATAGTATTGCAGAGCTAAAAGGCAACGAATATGTAAAAAGAGCGATTACATATATGTCCACGTTCATTCCAGAAGGAAAACGTAACGAAATGGAATTGCTTGATTTCTTATATCAGTTAACAGACAGAGACGATGTAAAGGAATATCGCTGTGAGCTGATCGCGCAGACAATGACGAGAGAATAGAAGAAAGAGAGGACAATGAATGGCGGAAAGTAGAACTGAAAAGGATATTGAAAAAGATGCTGAAGAAGCAACGATATGGTGTTATAAGAAAAAGATCAGAGAGCTCTTGAGGAATGAGGAAAGACTAAGCACACTCAGAGTCGTCTATTATATCTTGACAAAATAAAAAGAGGGCATCCAGTAATGGGTGTCCTCTTAATGTTTTACTGGGCTGAAACAATTTTATCATTCTGCTCTAAGATATCAGATGCATCTTTCCATGCATAGTTAATCTGGATTGTGCTTGGAGCGGCAGCATCCTTACCATAATCGCAAGAGTGGATTGATAAGATGCAGGTCTTTGTTTCCCAAATAGTAAAATGACCATCATAGAGATTAAATATAAATGAGCCGTCCTTAGTTGAGAAAGAATCTTCGTCATAATCCTGTGAAGGTTCGCCATAAGTAGCTGTTAATTGCTCTTTTAAATCATTTGCCATTGGGCTAACATCATTTGTATTAAATTCGTATGTAACACCGTACAGCATAGCATTTGCCACATTATAGTCAATTACACCGTCTGCTGAAGGGCAAACAAAATACGCATATACAGAAGATGTTGTATATCCAAAGGCTGGCTGTTGATAGTTTGAAGCGAAAGCACTTGCCATAAAACCAGTCGAATCATAGTCAACACCAGTAATTCCACCATAGACAATATCATCAACTGAATAGACAGGAAGCGCCTGATCTATAGATGCTTGGAGGTTAAGTTCTGGTGTTAAGCTCTGCACATTTGCAAAATTTGTTCCCCAAGGGATATCCTTGAACAGGATATCACCGTCTGGGAGTTCTGCCTCGGTTTCTGCCTCAGAACTCTCTTCCTCATCACCCTCAAGCAATTCATTATATAGTTTAAGAAGATCGTTGTAGTCTTTGAGCAATTCATTATACTTTGCTTCATAATCAATAGTTTCTGCTTCTGTCTCCACTTCGCTTTCTGCAAATACTGGCACTGCTTGCAATGCCATACAACTACACAGTACAGCTACAAATTTCTTTTTCATGTCCTTTTCTTCCTTTCCTTTTGTGCTTGTGTTGCACTATGTAAATAGTATAAACAGGTTTTCACAAAATAGCAACCAGAAATTCGCCTTGTATACAAAACAAATGGGTATCCGCATTACGGATACCCACTGTCTGGTTAATTAGTTTTGTTTGTCATTGGTGCCTGGCGGAAAGATGATATCTTTTCCTGCAAGAAGAGTATCAAGCACTTGTTCCAATTTCTCCCAGTCTGAATCCTTCATTTGCGCAAGATAAAGGATTAAACGCTTTTTGAAATTTTCATCGCCTGCTATTGCAAGCGTGCCAAGAAATGATGCAATCTCTTCTGATGGTGTAACGTTCTTAAGCATATCGCCTTCTCCGGTACGGAGCCATTGTTCATTTACGCTAAATCTGTTGCAAATCATGAAAATCGTTCTGTCAGCTGGAGTATTGATACCACGCTCTAGTAGACTAACTGAACCTTTCTTTATTCCAATGGCTTCTCCAAATTTTTCTAAGGTGTAGTCTCGACTTTTTCGCACCATTGCTATTCTCTCACCTATTGTAGTTTCCATCTTATCACCTCCTTCCATTATTATTATAGCAAGTTTTGTTTGTTAAGTCAACAAAAAAGTTTGTCAAACAATCGAAAAACTATTGACAAAGTATTCCTAATAAACTATACTGTAAGTGTAACAAACAAACGGACATTGAAAATTTAACAGAAAGGAGCCGGAACATGGAACTCTTGAGAATTAACTACGAGTCAGAGCAGCCTACTGTGTCGGCAAGAGAACTGCATGAAGGACTAGAGATTAAAAGCAATTATACAACGTGGTTTAATCGCATGTGTGAATATGGTTTTGAAGTTAACATAGATTTCAAAACTCGCTTTCCAAAAATGGAAAGCGAGAGTCACGGCGGACAGAATATGATTGATCATGAAATCTCCATCGACATGGCAAAGCAGATCTGCATGATTCAGCGTACCGACAAGGGCAAGCAGTACCGCCAGTACTTCATTGATCTCGAAAAGGCATGGAATACACCAGAGCAGGTGATGGCACGAGCCTTAAAGATTGCTAATAACGAGATTGATAAGCTCAAGGCAGATAATAAGATACTGATTGCAGACGCAGAGCGCATGAAGCCTAAAGAAATCTTTGCGGATGCAGTGGAGTCTAGCAGGACCTCAATTCTGATCGGAGATATGGCAAAACTGATTTGCCAGAATGGTCACGAGATCGGGCAGAACAGACTCTTTGAGTGGATGCGCCAAAATGACTATCTTATTAAAAGTGGCGGCAGTAAAAATATGCCGACACAGAAGGCGATGGAACAGAAACTCTTTGAAGTTAAGGAGCGTACCGTTGTGAATCCAGACGGAAGCGTCAGAATCACAAGAACAACGCTTGTAACTGGAAAAGGGCAAATCCACTTTATCAACAAGTTCGCCAAGATGAAGGCAGAAATGATAGCAGAAGTTACATAAGAAAGAAAGGAACAAACAATGCTTGATATAAACCAGTTCGTAGTACTTAAAGATTGCATGTGCTACGAGGGAATGCATAAGTATTACATATTCCAGTTTGATAGTGCATACACACTACTTGCTGACACAAACAGAGCAATCTTGTACAGAGCAGAAAGCTTTGCAGACATGATTAGTTACATTGAAAGATTGGAAACATGCAGGAAGGAGGTGCAGGCGTGATGACAGATAAAAAGGTAAGAGAAAAGTCTAAGACGACGACGTGTCGTTTTTTGACAGAGCAGAAAAAGCGCACTCTGCAGAAGCTGAGTGAAGTAACAAATAGCTGCTCCAGCATCCAGAATAACTATTTGCTCGGTTGGATCGAAAACACGGTCACAACATCGTAAGCAAAAAAGAAAAGTTGCAAATATAAATTAAGAGAGGTGATAAAATGTTCTGGATGACTAAAAAGATGCCAGATAAGACCGCAGGCTATCTGCTGTGCACAATCAGATGGGGCGAGACTAGACTTACCCATGAGTATTATTGGGGACCAGACCCAAAAAACAAATTTAGATGGTGGGTTTCGAAAGAAGCTTGCCAGGCGAATTTGCCAGATGGCGGATTTGAAGATTCTGGCTATGAAATCGTGGCTTGGGCTAGAATGCCTGAGCCATACAGAAAGGAAATGTATGAATCTAAGAGAAATATTGCCGCATTTGAGTGGAGAAATGAGCAAAGACACGGAGCTGCTGAAAGAAACAGCAAAGCAGGGCGACATTGTTGTGCTGAATGTAAAAATGCCAGATGGAACACCAACAACAGTAAGCGCGGCGATTAAAGCGAAGTACCCACACGTGGTACATATGCAGTATCAAACCGCAAGGGGATATACCGTAAACACATCGTTTGCTTGGAAGAAGCTGTTAATGATAATGCTAAATCCAAACAACATTGAAGACAACGAAGAAGGAGAGTGATCAACAATTTTTATTTACCATGGGGAAAGCAAAGAGCAATTGCTTGAAACAGCAACACGGCTGCTTCCATGTTTAACAGAGAAACAGCTTGCCTACATTATTGGAATGGAGCAGGCAGAGGAATATAAAGAAAAGGAAGGAGCAAAAGAAAATGATAAATCTGTACTTTGATACGGAGTTTACAGGATTGCATAAAGATACAACTCTAATAAGTATTGGAATTGTATCTGCAAGCGGTGAATCATTTTACGCAGAATTTAATGATTTTGCAGATTATCAGATCTCACCTTGGATTAAGGAAAATGTATTGTCAAATACAGTGGTAAAGGGCGAGAACAAAGAGCTTGCAGAGTTGCTAGACAAGGAAAACACCGTATTTGTGATCGGCAGCAAATATGAGGTACGAGAATCACTTCTTGAATGGCTTAAGCATTTTGAGAGTGATATTCAATTTGTGTCAGATGTATCTCATTACGATTTTGTTTTACTGGTTGATCTTCTGGCAAGTTCCGCATTAGAGCTTCCTAATTACATATCAGCAAGTTGTCACGACATCAATCAGGATATTGCAAGAGTGCTAAGAATTTCTGAAAAGGAAGCGTTTGATTTATCACGCGAACAACTCTTAACAAAGCTGGGGAAGCCACTTCCCAAAGGAGTAAAGCACAATGCGTTGTATGATGCCAAGATCATTCAGGCGATTTATCGCCAGTTACAATAAGCCTATGAAGTTAACAGAGGAGCAGCGGTTAGAACTGATTGGGCATGTCTACAGAAGAGTGGATGCAATAGTGCCAAGGACTGGAAGGACGGCAACAGAAATTAAAAGAGCTAGGCAGAAAGCCATGAAAGGGTTGATCCAGAGCTTTTCAGATGAATTTGGCGTAAGGGCAGAGCACTTATGGAAGCAAAATGAAACATTGAAATTTAGAGGATGCAGCTTATATGACTTGCACAAGTTCATAGACTGTTACAATCCACCAGAGAAGAAAAGAAAGGAGAAAGCAAATGGTTGTAGTGAACAGCGGAGAAAGTTACCTCGGCGCAGAAATCCGCGGATGGTGCAGCCACTCAAAAGAGCAGGATGCAGCAGTAGTAAATGCAAAGTACTATAACGGTTTCAGAGAGCCGAATGATGGAGCGTTCTACTTTGTTGAAAAAGACGGGGAAAACATTTCAAAATATAGAGTTGTGCGTGATTTGGCCAAGTCACCACGACTATAAGAAAGGAGACAAACATGAGTAAAGAATTTGAAGCTGCAAGGGCATTAGTAAAAATGCTTGAAGAAAGAGAGCAGAGTAACAAGGTTAAACTGGAAAGCTTAAAAGCCGGAGAAACATTTTGTATTGGAGAGAATGATTATATTGTCCTCGAACAACGCGAAGGAAAAACCAAGGTTATCTCGAAGGATTTTATAGCAGAAGACAGAAAATTTGCAGATGATACAGCGGATTACAAAACATCTGGACTTAGAAAATACATCGAAGCTGAAATCCAGCCAACTATTGAAAATGAAGTTGGAGCAGAGAATCTTGTGGAACACAGAGTTAGCCTTGAGACAGTAGATGGTCAGGATAATTACGGAGAGCTGACTTGTAAGGTTCGCCCGATCACTTTTGACGAGGCTCGACAGTATAACAACTTGATTGTTAATAAGGATTTGAATGATTGGTGGTGGACTTGTACAGCGTGGACTAGTCCAAACCGTGAATACAATCGTTCAATGGCCGTTGTTCTTCCGTCCGGCAACATCTACAGCAGCGGTTGCTACAACAGCAACGGTGTTCGCCCAGTTTGTATCTTAAAATCTAACATCTTTGTATCGAAAGGAAAATAAATGGCTGAATTAACATTAGAAGCGTTGCAACAACAGTTCAATGATCTAAAGAAAAGAGTAAGCATCTTAGAAGGCAATTCAAAAAGAAAAATTGATGTTGAGCCTAAAGCAGGCAATCAGTTCAAACTTGCAGGGCTAAAATGGAAAATCATTGATGTTCTTGATTTGGGCTGCATGTGCCTTGCAGAAAGATCAGAGTCAACGAGATTTGATCCAGACATAAATGACTGGAGAATCAGTGAACTGCGTCAGCATCTGAATGGTGATCTTCTCAGAAAATTAGAAAATGAAATTGGAGAGGAGAACATTATTAAATTTGAAAGAGATTTGCTATCTGTTGATGGGCAGAATCAATACAGAGCATGTAAAGACAAGGTCTCGCTGCTCACTCTTGACGAATACAGAAAATATAGAAGTCTGATTCCAAATGAAGAGTATTATTGGTGGTTACTTACTCCGTGGAGTACAGGATGCAATGGATATTCTTTAGGGGTGGCCGTTGTTCTTCCGTCCGGCAACTTCAACAACTACAATTGCAGCGGCAGCCACGGTGTTCGCCCGGTTTGTATCTTTTCTCCTTCAATCTTTGAATCTAAGGAGAAGTAATTAAGTGGCAGAAGAACTCAGGGTTATTCTTAAAGCAAAAGAGCTGGCAAAGCATACTTTAATAATAACTTCTAATTGTAACCGTTATCCGAAAAAATATAGGTTCTCACTCGTAGATAAAATGCAAAATAAAGCACTTGAAATTTATGAGCATTTATACGAAGCGAACCGAACAGATTTGAGACTTTATCCTAAAGAGCGATCAGAACTCCAGACAAAAGCAATAACAAAATCTGATGAGTTATTGTTCTATATTGAATTGTCAATGGAATTGAACATCATCAACAATAAAAGTACAGAATATTGGTCGAAGATGGTTTCAGATATAAAGCATATGGCAATTGCCTGGAGGACTAAAGACAAAGAAAGATAATAAAATTAGGTTATTTGCTGTTAAGACCGTTGTTCTTCCGTCCGGCAACATCAACAACAACAATTGCAACAACAGCAACGGTGTTCGCCCATTCTGTGTCAAACAGGCCGTCAGAGTAGGCATTAAGCCGAAATCAGCAAAAGATACAAAAAAGCAAATGACCTTTCCGAAGAGGATAAATACAAAGGAATTTTTATTATGGATAAAGATCTTATATGCGATTTTCAAAATTTATACAAAGCATACCGAAAAACAAAATCTGGCAAGAAATTTAATGGAAGTTGTGCGAGATTTCAAACAATGAGTCTTGAAGGGCTTCACATATTGAAAGAACAGCTTGAGAATCAGACGTACAGTATGAACCCGTATAACAAATTCAAAATATATGAGCCGAAAGAGCGAGAAATCAAGTCCTGCGCTTTTAAAGACAAAGTGGTTCAGAATTGTCTGTGTTATACCGTTCTTAAACCAAGGCTACAGTCTCAATTTATTCGAACCAATTATGCAGGCCAGATAGATAAAGGTACTCATTTTGGAATGGATTGCTTGAAAGAACAGATGCTAAGCTTTTACGAAGAATATGGAACAAATGGATGGATTTTAAAGTGCGATATACGAAAATTCTTTTACACCATAGAACATGATCCGGTGAAGGATATAGTAGATTATTATTTCTACGACGAATATACAGTATGGTTAAATCATTTGTTTATTGATAGTGTTGAAAGCCCAGGTCTTCCACTCGGAAATCCTGTTGCACTAATGTATGCGCTTCTTATGCTTGATGGACTTGACCATTTTGTAACTGGTGAGCTTGGAATAGATAAATATGGGCGCTATTCAGATGACTTTTATTTGATATGTTCAAGCAGAAGTTACGCAAAGTGGTGCAAAGAAGCTGTAGAAGCTTTTGTTAGTACCCTTGGCCTATCGTTAAATGGGAAGACACAAATAGTTCCATTCCGTAAGGGAATTTCGTTTTTGGGATTCCATCATTACGTAACAGAAGACGGAAAGTACATCAGGAAAATAAAAGGCGAAAATAAGCGTAAAATCAAGAAGAAATTGAGTAACTGGGCAAAAGCTGTGAAGGCAGGGAAGATGACGTTGACAGAGTTTTATACAAAATATAACGCATGGAAAAATCATGCACTTCACGGGAATTGCAAGAAATTATGCCATTCTATGGACCTTTACGTAGAAGAATTGTTGAAAGGAGTGAGCCAATGAATTATGTAAAAGCCCGATACGAGGGCAGTAAAAGAAGCTATTGCTTTGCAGCAGAGGAAGATTTAAAGCCAGGAGACGAAGCAGTAACTCCAAACGGCACAAAAGTCACAGTAGTAGATGAACCAGTAGACCTTTCGTGGATAGAAGCTTACGGAAGAAGCAATATTAAGGTGATCAAAAGAGCACCAGAAAACAATAAAACTGAATAAGGAGAATAATTATGAGTGAGAGATTTGAGATGTGTGCTGGAGAATGTATAGGAATGATTGTTATTAAAGACAATCAAACTAAAGAAACAGGATTGGGATTTTTCAAAAGTAGAGATGATCTTAGTTTTTTGGAAGCGCTCAGAGACGCTGCGCAGGAATTACTAGATGTATTAAAAGCTGACAAGAATAATGACGCAGACAGTGCAGAGGACACAGAGCCGGAGCAGGAAGAGAAAAAACAGCCAGTTCCTTACAATGGCACAGTCGAAGTTGTAAAAGGTGATGACAAGCTTTTCCCGACAGGGTTGAAGTTTAAAGTGGTACAAGGCAAAATATCATATTTTTCAGGTGATTTAGCAAAAGACACTATCGCACTCGTGATGTTTAGCAGTTTTACACTTAAATCATTTAAGGAATTGAGTGAGTTATTAAACAAGATAGATATCAAGGTTAAGGAAGTCAAGGAGGGCAAGAAATAATGGCGGATACAGCAATTGTAGAGAGCGGAAAGCAGGCTGTGCAGCAGCCAACAAAGAGAGTAACCGATTATAGTCTTGGAATTTTCGGAACAAGCGATAACTTCATTATGGCTATGCAGATGGCAAAGGCACTGGCAAGCTCAACCATTGTCCCACAGACATTTCAAAAGAATGAAGCAAATTGTCTAATCGCCATTGAGCAGGCTCAGCGATTACGAGTAAGTCCAATGATGGTTATGCAGAATTTACACGTAATTCAGGGTAGACCGTCTTGGAGTTCAAAGTTCTTAATTGCTGCGATTAACAATTCTGGAAAATTCGATATGGAATTGCAATTTGAAGAGACACAGGATAAGGATGGAAAACCGTTTTCTTGTACGGCATGGACAACAAAAAACGGAAGAAAAGTCAATGGAATGACCGTTGACATGGATATGGCAAAAGAAGAAGGCTGGTTGAGCAAAAATGGCAGCAAGTGGAAAACAATGCCACAGCTAATGCTGAGATACAGAGCAGCTTCGTTCTTCTCTAGCCTTAACTGTCCAGAATTGACCATGGGTCTGTACACAAGAGAAGAAATGCAGGACGACGATTTTAAGGAATATCCAATAGAGAACATGAAGGAGCAGGTGCAGCAGGAAATTGCAGAAAACGCAAATTCACAGGTATTTGAAGAACCAAATGAGCAGAATAAGGAAGCAAACAAAGATGCTTTGCCACCTTTTATGTCTGCCTGATCAGGAGATAGCCTATGGATGAAATCAAATGGAGAATAGAAGGGATTTTCAAAGCCAATGCCGCAAAGTGTCTGGATGAAATCGGAAGAGATGCAGAGATAACGCCAGAACAAGTACTTGAGAAAGCAAGAGACGAACAGTCAGAACTTCACAAGTGTTTTGAATGGAACGATAGCATAGCGGCAGAGAAATATCGCTTGCAGCAGGCAAGACAGCTTATTCAGTTCTTTGTAGTTATCCCAAAGCAGGACAATAAACCACCTATTAGACACTTCCAGGTCACAAGTCAGAGAAATGTGTATATGCCAACAACGCATTTTGCAACGCAACCTGACGAGTATCGGAAGTTGCTGCAGAGGGCTTACGCAGAACTGAGAAGCTTTCAAAATCGGTATAAGTCGCTTTCTGAGTTAGAGAGTGTATTTGAAGAAATCGACAAGATAGCAGTCTAAACAGTTTCGATGCTTAATTCGAGTGTTCTATGGATGGTGTAACGGTATGCACCATCTGAGAAAAGAAATGGCTCATATGTCAAAAACATAACAGCACAGGACAGAACATAACACGACACAACAAAACATAACATTGCATCATTCATAGAGCATTCGAGTTAAGCAGATTTTATGGGCTAGTATGAGGCAGCAAGTAAGCCTCAATTATATAGCAAAAAGTGATAGGACAGGACAGAACATAACAATACACTACACTACAAAACAGATTATTTGTTGCTTTATGCTAGCCCATAAGTCAGGGCAGAACAGAATATAGCAAAACAAAACAGTACAAGGCAGAATAATACAAGACAGAATAGTACATAACACGACGCAAAAGGTATCCATTCTATATGTGGCATAAGCAATATGTCATAACAAAGTACAGGATAGTTTAAAACATCACAGAATACAACAATATACATAATTATGCATAGTTTATGCTATATACCGAGTGGATACCAGCAAAACAAACTGGTAGCATTTGCAGGCAGCATGAGTTGCCTAGCACAGCACAGTACAATACAGAACAGAACATTACAGAACACGACAGTACACGACAAAACATTTCATGTTGTCTGCAAGTGTTACCAGAACACCTAAAACTTACGTTTGAGACGCGGCATAAGCCGCAGAAAATAACATATGACAGTACAGCATATCACACAGCAGCACAAAATAGCACATAACATTGCATCACAACGTTCATGACGCGCCTCGAGCGAAAGCTTAGACCAAAACAAAAAAGGAGAACACAAATTATGACAAAGAAGGAAGAAACACAGGTTATCGAATTGAAACCGTTAAGCATCAAACAGGCAAGAATTACTATTGCAGGTGATGGGGACCTGGTGCTTAACAAAATGAATGATTGTAACGCCAGGAAGCTTACCGACGAGAGAAAGAACAAGGCTAAGGACACAGCAGCTACAAATGTGTGGGAAGAAGTGATCACATCTATGCACTGGTATGGTGGAAAGCCTACAGACTTCACAGAGGAAGGTTTGAGAGAAGCACTGACCAACAATGCACCGTGCATTACAGCATTTGGCTTGAAAAAATCATTTGGACAGGCTGTTGTTCAGAACAAGATTGACACTTACGCAACTAAGTTCAATGCCGCTGTAAATGTCATTGCGAAGGGCAATCTGGTTCCAATCAAGTTTGCAGAGCATTTCATTGATGAAAAGCTTATGTCACCAAAGAAAGGTGCTCCAGTACTTGTACGGCTGAATAGATTCAGCGGATGGAGTGCAACATTCACCATTCAATATACAGAGAATGCGTATTCTCTGGAACAGATTTTAAACATTATTCGTCTTGCAGGTTTTGGAAATGGAATTGGAAGCGGAAGAACTAGCGGTTACGGTCGCTACCACATCGAAAGTGTGGAGGGATGAACGCAAGAGAGGAGTTTTTTAGATGATTCTAACATGCTTAGCCAGCGGCAGTTCTGGTAATTGCTATGTTTTAAAGGATAACAAAGGCAAGATGCTTCTTCTTGATGCAGGAATCCCGATCATGAAGATCAAAAAGGGATGCAGTTGGAAGGTATCTGATATTGTTGGATGCGTTATTACGCATAAACACAGAGATCATTCAGAAGCAGTAAGCGATCTGGAAGAAATGGGAATCCCAGTCTACAAACCTTATGAAGATAACTCCTATATCGGTGGCTATGGTGAATTTAAAATTGTATCAGTTCCGATGAATGATGTGCATGGACGCTTCAAACATACCGATGCAGATGGTACAGAGTGTCCGTGCTATGGATTCATTATCGAGCATCCAGAGATGGGACGAATGCTCTACATTACTGACACAGAGTTTGTAAGGTGGCGATTTAAGGATATTAACCATATCCTGGTGTCTTGCAATTACCAAAAGAAGTACATTTCAGAGGACGTCACTGGTAAACGATTGCATGTCATTAAGGGGCATATGGAGCTAGAAACGTGTGCAGGCTTCATAGAAGCTAACACAACAGACGCACTCCAGAACGTCATTATTTGCCATTTAAGCGCAAATAATGGAGTATCGGAGGAAATGGTCACAAGAATAAAAAAAGTCGCAGGAATGGCAAATGTGGACGTTGCAGAAGCAGGTAAGACCTGGCAATTGTTTAATTACGAAACATGTCCGTTCCTGTAAGAAAAGAAAGCAAATGAGCAATAAAGAAGTCTTGAAGATATTAAAGAAGAAACTTGATACTTGCACCAGAGCAACTGAGCAAGCCTTGAAGAAAAAGGACTACAAGGCAGTTGAAAAATCAATGAGAACCGCGTTTGTATTCATGAAGGCACATAGCGCTCTTAAAAAGCAGATTCCACAAAAACCGGTTATTCTAGCAGACAAGAACGCATGTAGCTGCTCTGTATGTGGAAACATCATAAATGATTGCCTTGCTTCCTATTGTTCAAAATGTGGACAGAAGATTGATTGGGAGGATTGTTAAATGTCTATTGCAAAAAGTGATGAAATCAAAAACCTTTTGGTTAGCAATAGTGAATTGATGGTTGCGGTAGCATATCCACATACCTATTGTCGTGTAGTACCCCTACAAACGGCATGTGAAATAGTCAACAATATTCTCGAAAACAGAGACATGCATAAAACAATTGCAGAAGAACCAGTCATCTGTGCATCAAGTGAAAATGTATACGAATGGTATTGCCCGACATGTGGCACACGGTATGAATCAGAAGCAGGAGTTTGCGTACACTGTCCATACTGCGGACAGAAGATAGATTGGAGCAATTATGATTCTGAATGAAATTTTAAAGCTTATGAAATGCTTTCCTGGCAGCAGTATTAGCAGCAAGGGATACTTACTCTTAAACAAGCAGCGTTCTGGTTTTTCCATAGCTGACATTGAGAGTGAGGAAGATCTTAAATGTAAATTGCTTGAATATGTGTCAAGGGATGCTTGTAAAACAATGGTTTATCAGCAACACATAAGGAACGTAAGATTCTGGAATAGAACCCGAAAGAGTATAAACCAGTATCTGCAGACAAATTTCTCCGATGATGACATGCTTGATATATACCAGTACTTAGGCAACGGCATCAGGCACAAGCTCACTAAAGAGTTTGTAGAAGGTGGATATGATCTAAAACTGATAAAGGAGGTACAAGATGGGTGAGATTAAGATCGGAACTCCTGTCTATCACGTAGAGGAATACCGATTAAGCAACTATGAATTGAAACAAAAGGGATTCGAAGGGTTCGACAACTACGGACTTGAAGTTGTTGAATCGGTTGTTATAGCCGTGACAGGCACACATTTTGATACGACAACCGAAAAACGTGACATCGGAAGCAATACGAATAACATACATCATTGGGAGAGATTAGCGCTTGGAAGGGCAGTATTTCTAAGCAAAGAAGAAGCTGCGGAAGAAGCTGATAACCGTGCGCACAATATCCAGTTAGGATATCACTGCTCAAAATTTAGCCAGCGCCCAATGTATAAGAATTGGCTACACTGGCAAGATACAGCTAAGGCAAAGGCACCTAAAAAACAAACAGGTCATAGATCAAACTTTGTCGCGAAAAAAACTACACTTCCAGAGGAGCTTTACATTGCCTGGAGGGACGGAAAGTTAACCGGACCAGAAGGTGCAAAGAAGATAGGTGTTTGTGTCACGACTTTTGAAAGATATGCAAGAGAAGAACTTGCGAAGAGAGGTGATAGGCATACCATCAAGACTGGTAATAAAGTGCCTCCAAAGCCTTTGCCACCAATGTTTGATGATTGTTTTGAACAATGGAAACTTGGTTTACTCTCAGATGAAAAAGCAGCTAGACAATGTGGGATATCACATACAACATTTCGCAAGTATGCAAATATCCGTCTGAAAGAGATTGGAGAGCAGAGGAAGGGAATCCAGAGAGGAGTGATTCTTCCGCCAAACTTTACAGACGTGTATCTGGAATGGGAACAAGGAGACATTGGATGCAGCGAAGCCGCAAAGAAATGTGGTCTTGAATATTACACATTCAGATACTATGCAGAGAAAAGATACAATGAAAGGATGGACGCAGGAGTGTTCCAGTATTAAAAGAAAGAAGGATTTCAAAGTGAAGAAAAATCGGCAAGTCTTACTGGATGAAAAGTTAATTGTGCCTACGCTTGCTTTTGAACATAACATGACAGAAAAAGAAAGAAAAGATTTTCTCAAAGCCATGCGAGCAATGTTCAAATTGAAGATTAAGCAGGAAATAAGACCAGAGGAAGAACTTATGTATACTCTTACAAGGCAGAGGGAACTAGGCAGAAGAAAGAAAAGAATAAAACTTTAAAGAAAAGAGGCTTAGTATGAACAAAGTAATTTTAATCGGAAGATTAACCAAAGACCCAGAAGTGCGTTATACACAGGGTCAGGAGACAATGGCGGTAGCCAGATATACACTGGCTGTAGACAGAAACCGTAAGCAGGATAATGGCCAGAATGCAGACTTCATCAACTGCATTAGCTTTAAAAAGAGTGCAGAGTTTGCTGAGAAATTTCTGCACAAAGGAACAAAGATTGCTGTTACTGGACGCATCCAGACAGGTAGCTACACAAATAAGGATGGACAGAAGGTGTATACAACGGATGTAGTTGTGGATGAGCAGGAGTTCGTGGAAAGCAAGAAGAATACGCAGCCAGCTCCAGAACCAGCACCTGCAGGTGGATATGAAGGTTTTATGAATATTCCAGATAATGTGGAAGATGAAGGACTACCGTTTAACTAAAAAAGAAGGGAGAGGTTTGAGATGATTATTGTAAGACAGGATAGAAACGCCTTTTACAACTGGGACAATGTAATTGACATTTACATTAACGGACTTTCAAGAACAGAAATATTATTAAAACACGTTAAAGGCTCAAACGAGTCGACTGATTACCCAATTGGCAAATATAAGAACGCAGAAAATGCCAAGGCTGCGTTCAAGGAACTTATAGAGGACATTTTAGAAGGGGCTCCACTTGCTGTTGTGCCAACCGATGAAGAAATTGAGAACAGCATTCATCAGGGGACAGAATCAAGCCCGGAGGAGGAACAAGATGCTACCGGGAATGTGTGAAGAAATTAAAAGAAGAAAATCAAACGGAAGGAGGGAAAATATTTGAAAGCGATTAACGAACAAATTACATCAGCCTATGACCGAATGCCCATTGAGATTACTGATTTGGTTGCCTATGTCGATGGAAGCTACGATCAGTCCACCAAGCATTTCTCCTATGGCATGGTAATATTGGAAAATGGCGAAGAAAAAGCCTTTAACAAAAGCTTTTCTGATCCAAGCCTTGCAGATATGAGAAACGTAGCAGGTGAGATCATGGGTGCTAGAGCTGCGATAGAGTATGCCATCAAAAACAATAAGAAGCGACTTATTATACGTTATGATTATGATGGAATAGCAAACTGGCCACTTGGAAAATGGAGTGCAAACAAAGAAGCAACAAAGTCATATGTAAAATTTGTAAGAGATGCTGTGCAAAAAGTTCAAATCACCTTTGAGAAGATCAAAGCGCATTCTGGCGACAAGTATAATGACTATGCTGACAAGCTTGCAAAACAAGCATTAGGGTTGGTTAAGTAGGAGAAAGATATGAGCAGAAGTAAAATATATGGAATAAGGAGTGATTATACAGGAACGGTGCTTTTTGAATATCCCAATTCATGGCTTTTCTCTCCCAATATATGGGAAATGCTGCCGAATAAATATATTCCAGACTACATCGAGACTCCGTATGGATATAAGTTAATGATTATTGAACCGCATTATGGCCCCAAAGTGTGGTCAAAAACAAATGAAAAGGTTAATAATTGTGATAATACACCAGATAGAGTATGTTGGGAACTTTCTAATCAGAGCATTTTTCCTACCAATGACAAAGACTTAATAGCGGATTCAATTATTAAGTTTATGGAGCAGAATATCCAATATCTGGAAGCTTCAAAACCAGAGAATATCATTAAACGTTTTTCGGAAATTGCGAGTAACATTAGGTCTATTGACGAAAAAGAGTATCCGTATTTTGTTTTTAAAAATACTACCTGCGATGATGGAGTGGAGAACTGGTTTGAAAAATACGATGAGGAGACCGGGGAATACATTGAATGCTCAATGATTCAAAACAGCGATCGCTTTCTGGCAGAATTTGTACTTTTCAAGGATGGAAAGATTGATAAATTCGTAAGCAATGAGGATTATTTTAAAGAAAAAACTATGGCGGAGGTATAAAAATGTCAATAGTATCAAGCTACGGATTAAAGGATAAGAAGTGCATTTCGGTAAATATTTATAGCACTGACGCAGCTGTAATTCTTCGTGACTTCCTTATCAGGGTGGCTAGCAGCAGGTTGGAAAAAAGAAAATTCAGCGAAGCGGAAGTGGCACTTCACGATGCAAACGAGCTTACAGCAGCCATGGAAGAAGCCTTCGAGGAAGAATCCAATGGATAAAGAAGGATGGTGCAGACCTAAAGTATGGCGCCAGTATATATTTTGCGATCAATGTTGGATAAGTTGTTTGCCGCAGCAAAAGTGGCAGTTTAAGCGCGAGGAAGGAGGGGGAGTTACCATTTTTAGTGAAAAACGGCACATTTTGTTCCGAGTCGCAGCAGAAGATTTTGAGCAGCGGTGGAAGGAGGTGTAAACAATGAATAAACGGCAGAGAAAGAAACAGTTCAAGAAGATTCACGGCATGAACCCAAGGGATTATTTCATGAAAAGTGAAAATGCTCCGAATGCAGTTATATTTTTTGTTAATTCGAGTAAAATGATCAGACGGTTATGCAAAATGGATGGCGAAACTTGGGAAATTTGTAGAGAGTGGTGGGGACAGTCAAATGAATAAAAGACAGAGAAAGAAGCAGTTTAAGAAGATTCACGGCATGAACCCAAGGGATTATTTCATGAAAAGTGAAAATGCTCCGAATGCAGTTATATTTTTTGTTAATTCGAGTAAAATGATCAGACGGTTATGCAAAATGGATGGCGAAACTTGGGAAATTTGTAGAGAGTGGTGGGGACAGTCAAATGAATAAAAGACAGAGAAAGAAGCAGTTTAAGAAACTTTATGGCATGAATCCAAAGCAGTATCAGCAGGCTATGCAACTGGTATCGCTTGAAGAGCCATTGGAAAAAATTATGGATTCGGAAACAGCTACATTTACAGATTTGGGGAGTTGCTTTGAAAGAATTAAAGATGGACTGCAAAAATCAGTTTCTGCTTTGGGAAAATTGAGCTGCGAATCGTTCTATTTTTGGGTAGAGCAAATTGAAAAGGAGCTGAAAAAACGAAGATAAAAATGAAGTTTGAACGAACTAAAAGCATGACCTACTATTATTGCCCGATTTGTATGCTGAACTCCACAAATAAAGCAGAAATAGAAAAACATTTCCGTGAAGGACATCAAGTAAAAGTAAAAAAATACATACATTGCAATATTTGCGGAGAAGGTTGGGATGTACAGGCATTTGGAGAAGAGGGCGCCAGAAAGCGAGCAGAGCAATGCTGCCAAAGCCATATTGATAATGGGAAAGCAGATCAGGAAGCTAGCATAAGCTATTTTTATTCACATGGCCGGTTTGGCTATGTAAAAAGTGTGAAAGGAGGAGAGAGGAAAAATGATTTTTGTATTTGAAAAAGATAAAAGAGAAATTCATTGCTATAGTGAAGTCGATTGTCTATATCTAATTGGAAATAAAGTGCACATTTGCAATGTGGTTGAAGAATACAGTTCGGAAGAAATGGCAAACAAAGCATTTCGCACCATTCGTTTTCGAATTGGTTGGGGATATGAAATTGCCCGTAGTGAAGGATCAGTTGCAGTTCACATGCCTACAGAATATGAGTTGAATAACGAGAAAAAACAGTTTGAAAATCCGCTGTATACAATTGCAGTATACCGCATTCCACGTGATGAGGAAACTTTTCGAAAATATCTAAAAAACCTCTTTGATGATATCCTAACAGAAGTAGATTACATTATACAGGGTGATACCGTAGAGGATTTAGAAAAAGAATTGAAAGATAAGCCTATATGGGATGGGAGTTTTTATACTCTTTTCGAAAACTTACGCTATGAAGACATTGCGAGTGGGGAATTTCACTTTGGAGAAATTAAGAAAGAAATTGAAAGATTTGAAAGGAAAAAGAAAAGAACATATTGCAAGTGGGAACAAGAGAAAGATGTATTTCATATCAAAACCAATTGCAGTAGCGATGCTATATCTATCGGGACTGATTTGTTGAGCAAAATCAAGTACTGTCCATGCTGTGGCAGAAAGATTAAGTTTATAGGAGAAGATCAATGAAAAATAGTCATGACGACGCAAAACTAAATAGCTTAATGGGAAAAAATGTAAGGGTGACATTTTTTGAAGGTACACAGTCAGTTGGAAAGCTTGAACGCAATTTTGATGGGAAATACAGAGTCGATAACTGGAGGTTTCGTAAGAGCCATATCAAGAAAATAGAGGTTGTTGATGAATAAATACAGCAACATTGCAAAGGCAAAAGCCATAGAGCAGGAGAATAAAAAGCGACTGCTGAAAATCAACCCACAGCTGAACGATGAAAGCGGAATCTATATTTTAACTAGAAAGGATGAGAATGGCTTCCGGTTTGCGTATATCGGGCAAGCCGTGCACATACTTAGCAGATTGGCGAGTCATATGGCTGGCTATAAACAGCACATAGACCTGAGCCTAAAAAAGCACAAACTGTATTCAGAGGGCAATCCTTATGGATGGAAGGTTGAACACATGAACGTTCCTCTTGATCAGCTTGACGAACAGGAAAAGTATTACATCAGATTTTATGCAGAAAACGGCTATCAGCTTCGGAATGTTAGCTTGGGCGGACAAGGCGGAAACCGTTCAAGCGGAACTATAGGAGACAGAAAGCAGCCTAGAACCTATTCAGAGGGCATACAGCAAGGCAAGAAGTCGTTAGCCAAGCAATTATCGGCTATCGCTGAGAAGCACCTTACAATCGCTGTTAAACCCGAAAAACAGGGTAACAAGGTTTCAGAGCGCCAGAGAGATAAGTTTATGGAGCTTATCAGCGTTGAAAACTATGAGGAACCAGGAAAGGAAATGGCAAATGAGAGAAAATGATATTAGAACACTTCCAAATAGAAGTCATTTTAACTTTAAAGGATTTGAATGGGTTATTCTAAACAACAACGTGGACAGTGGGGTTCTGGCAATTATGACATCTGCTTGGAATGGAGAAGAGTATTGTTTTGATGAGGGCTGCTGCAATAACTATGCAAAAGCAAGTTTACGCAGAAAGCTACTCGATGAACTACTTCCTGCGTTAGGTGAGGACAATCTTATTCCTCATGAGGTCGACTTAGTAGCTGACAACGGGGATGATCGCTATGGCACGATCACGGATAGAGTATTCATACTGAGTTGTAACGAATACAGAAAGTATCACAAGAATGTTCCGTTACTTCCTGAGTGGATGTGGACTTGCACACCTCGGTATATCCCAGACACTAAGCCCAGTAATGAGGTTTGCTGTGTGAGCAGTGCAGGTTATCTGGACTACCACTACGCGAACTACGCGAATGGGGTTGCTCCTGCTTGTGTATTCAATCCGGAAAAAGTGAAAATAGAACATCAAATTATAAATGTTAAGGAGAAAAGAAATGGATAATTTTGATATTTTTAGAGCAAAGATGCAGAAGCATTTTGAAGATGAAATGAAAGGTTGCAAGCAACTATACATCGTAAATGCGGACAAGGATGAAATGTGGAATTTATATTTGGATAGTTTTGGACCTGGTACAAACATTTTGTTCAGAAAGCGTCGAGAGTATGATTGCAGCTGCTGCAGACATTTTGTCAAGAGCATCGGAGCTGCCGTAACTATTAAGGACGGTACAATTCATACAATTTGGGGATTTGATGCTGGCAGTGAAGAGTTCCAGAAAGTGTGTGATGCTTTAGATACTTTTGTAAAGGGGAACGCGATTTCTGGCATTTTTGTTAGTAAATTCAGAAGAGTTGGAACTGACTATGATTTTGAAGGAATCAGTGGAAGATCTCACAAGTGGACACATATGGTTTTGGATTTGCCAGACAAATGGGTAAGCAGAATTGGCGAATCTAACGAGAGTATTCAGGCTAAATATAGAGACACTAAGAACGTATTCAAACATTCACTTGATGAAATTAGTATGGAGGCTGTTGACACAGTAATTGAGCTAATCAATTCGAACACGCTGTATAAGGGCGAAGAATGGAAGACTCAGTTAATTGAGTTCAAGAAATACAAGAGGATATATAAAAAGCTGCCTGATTCCCAGAAAGACCTTTTTGCATGGGAAAAATCAGCAGAAGCTGGTCCAATAATCAGCAGAATTAGAAATCATTCCATTGGAACCTTGCTTGTCAATATTAGCAGGGGAATGGATCTTGACCAGGCTGTTCGAAAGTATGAAGTAATTGTAGCTCCAGCAAATTACAAGAGAGTCAAAGCAATCTTTACAAAAAAGATGTTGGAAGATGCGAAGAAGACAATCGCAGAATTGGGATATATGGATGCTCTTCAGCGCCGCTTCGCTAATCTTGATGATATTACAGTTAACAATATTTTGTTCTCTAATAAGGATGCTGCAAAGAGAATCGTCGGAGCAGATGATATCTTTGGACAAATGGAGAAGGAAGTAGTGGTAAACCCAAAGAAATTCTCTAAAGTTGAGGAAATTTCAGCACAGGATTTTATTGATAAGGTGCTTCCTATGGCTAAGGAAGTTGAGGCTTTTGTTGAAAATAAACATGCCTCCAATTTTGTTTCTCTGATTGCCCCAATAAATAGGGATTCAAAGTCTATGTTCAAGTGGAACAATCCATTGAGTTGGGCTTATACCGGTAATATTACTGATTCCGATATTCGAAAAAATGTAAAGGATGCCGGCGGAAAGGTTGATGGAGTGCTTCGATTCTCCATCCAGTGGAATGATGCTCAGAATGACAACAGCGATTTAGATGCTCACTGTAAAGAACCAAATAGCAATGAGATCTATTTTGGGGATAAAATTGGTCGAACTGGTGGAAGATTGGATGTTGACATTACAGAGCCAATGAGCCAAAGACCAGGCGTTCCATCTGTCGAGAATATTGTCTGGAGTAATTACAATCGTATGATTCCTGGAACATACAAATTCTATGTTAATCAGTATGCAGCGAGAGGATCAAAAGGTTTTTCCGCGGAGATTGCTTTTGGCGAGGAGACTTATAGCTTTAGCTATCCACATCCAGTTGTAGGAAGAGTAGATGTTGCCGAGATAACAATGAACAAATATAACGAGTTTACAATCAAGCCAATTCTTCCTGCAACATCCGGAACTATCAACAAGGAAATTTGGGGAGTGAACACCAATCAGTTTGTGCCTGTATCAGTAATCAGTTATAGCCCGAATTATTTTGATGATCAGAACGGAATTGGCCATAGGCATCTGTTCTTCTTCTTAAAGGGATGCAAGAACACAGAAGAGCCAAACGGATACTATAACGAGTTTTTAAAGCATGAGCTTGAACCGCACAAAAGAGTATTTGAAGCTTTAGGCGCGAAGTGCCATGTAGAAAATGCAGATGATCAGTTGTCTGGAATTGGTTTTAGCATGACTAAGAGAGCAGAATTGGTTGTTAAAGTCAAGGGTGCGACAGAACGTATTATGAAAATTAAATTTTAAGGAGAAATTATTATGGAAAAGAATTTATTTGAGTTAGCGACAAGATGCAAGTACCGTTTCCCGTATCGCGGACAGATAACTATTGAGGATTTATGGGATCTTCACCCGACAGATTTAGATTCAGTCTTTAAGGTCTTGAATGCAGAAGTTAAGAAGGCATCAGAGGAAAGTCTGCTGAAGCTAAAGACAAAAGAAGATGAAGAGCTTTCTGATAAGATTGCAATTGTTCGATACATTGTTTCTGTGAAGCTAGAAGAACAGAAGATCAGGGAAAAAGAGAAGGTTAATAAAGAGACGAAGCAGAAACTGTTAGCTATCAAGGCTAGACGAGAGGAAGCTGCACTGGAAAATATCTCAGATGAGGAATTGGATAAGATGATCAAGGAATTATAAAAGGCACTGTGGGGGTTAGCTGCTACAGCAGCTGACTTTCCTGAAATAAGTATCTAAGTGAGGAAGGAGAGGACATATGAAAATCTGGACAGAGGAAAAACTTATTGAAGAAGGCTATGAAATCAGAAACGCACAAATCAAAGGCGCGGAGCTGACAATGGAACATTGCGGCTGCATATCGCTTGATGTCGTTGTTGAAGGCGCAGGTTGGGGATGTGTTTTTGGCGGATATAGTCTCGGACACGGTTATCTGGGAGCTAAAGAATTTAGCGGCTCTGGTCCGGGAATGGAATCCATTGCCAGAATAATGGATACAGTTGGAGTTACAAAGTTGAGTGATATTTTAGCACTTATCGTTATACTGCTGTGCAACATAGCAATCATAGTTTTAAATATCATGGGGTGAACTGGATGCTCAAAATAATGAGTCGAAACAAATACGATAGCCTGATCAGAGAGAATGCAGAGCTTAAAAATGCAAATGCAGACCTTAAAGATAAACTGGATCAGCTTAAAGCAGAAAAAGATATAAATAACGAGTATAAATGTGGCAGATATTGCGGCGCTTGTGAGAATGGATATGAGATACCGACTTATACCATAGGCCGTGATTACGGATGCTTGTTGGATACAGAATGCGAACACTTTGTAAAACGCAAAGAATAGGAGGAATTGAATATTATGCAGATAATTAAGATTGTTTTATGTGTGGCTATGCTTTTAGCCCAGCTTCTTTACTACATAGGACCCAAAAGGGCTAGAGCATCATTTAGAGTATTGTGGATTATTTCGCTGATACTTTTGTGGGTTTTGATTCTTTTATAATGGCATGAGAGACTATGATAAACGGTGAATTAGTGGTAGACAACTTTGCAGGCGGTGGCGGAGCTTCAACAGGAATAGAGATGGCAACAGGGGTAAGTGTTGATATTGCAATCAACCATGATCCAGAAGCTATCAGAATGCATCGAACTAACCATCCAACTACAAAACATTATTGTGAGGACGTTTGGCAGGTAGATCCAGTAAAGGCTTGTGGCGGACACCCAGTCGGGCTTGCATGGTTTTCGCCAGATTGCAAGCATTTTAGCAAGGCTAAAGGCGGAAAGCCGAAGGATAAATTCATCCGCGGCCTTGCTTGGGCGGCTTGCAGGTGGGCTGGACTGGTTAGACCTAGAGTGATAATGCTTGAGAATGTCGAGGAATTTAAAACATGGGGGCCGCTTAATAGACGGCATCGCCCTATAAAATCAAGGTCAGGAGAAACGTTCAAACGTTTTATCAAGCAACTTACAGATTTGGGATATACTGTAGAGTTTCGTGAACTAGTCGCAGCTGATTATGGTGCGCCTACAATGCGTAAAAGATTCTTCTTAATTGCCAGATGCGATAATAAGCCAATATTATGGCCTGAGCCTACACATGCTCCATTAGATAGTGAAGCGGTTAAAAAGGGTATTTTAAAGCCATATGTAGGGGCATACACACAATTAGACTTTTCAATTCCGTGTCCAAGTATTTTTGGCACATCGGAAGAGATTAAAAAGAAGTATGGAGTTCGTGCAGTCAGACCATTAGCTCCAAAAACAATGCAGCGAATTGCGCGAGGCATTCAGAAATTTGTTGTTGATAACGCTGATCCATTCATTGTTGAAATTGGATATGGCGAATCTAAAAATCAAAAAAGCCCAAGAGCATACAGTGTAGAAAAGCCTTTGCATACTATCGTTGCAAAGGACAAGAATTTCTTGGTAGCTCCGATCTTAACCCAGTATCATTCATATGAAAATGACAGTATTCGTGGTCAGAGCATCAGTGAGCCAATAATGACTGTAGATGGTTCAAACAGATATGGACTTGTAACATCTTTTTTGAGCAAATTCTATAAGACCGGTATCGGGCAGGATGAGCGAGAGCCATTGCATACTGTAACAACGTCAGCTGGTCATTTTGGAGAAGTCAGAGCTTTCTTGATTAAATATTATGGCAATAATGATGGTCAGAATATTAAACAGCCCCTAGACACCGTAACAACACATGATAGATTTGGACTTGTTACAATAAAAGGTGTAGATTACCAAATCGTAGACATAGGACTTCGCATGTTAGAACCACGTGAGTTATATGGATGTCAGGGATTCCCCGATGATTATATCATTGACCATGATTACTCTGGCAAATCATATCCTCGGTCAGAGCAAGTTAAAAGGTGTGGAAATGCGGTGTGTCCACCAATTCCTGCAGCACTGGTAAGAGCAAATCTTCCAGAGATGTGTTTGCGACAGAGAATGCCAAACATGAAGGTTAGAGAAGAAGAAACTGGACAGCTCAAATTCGCATAAGGAGATAGCATGACAAATAGAGAAAAGTATTCAGAAGAAATAATGGAAATTCTATTCAAAACAGGAATCCATCCGGCTCTGATAAATGAGCAAATAGCTGAATGCCATAAGGAATGCAGGCATTGTAAATTCGCCCATACAAAATATTCTTGCGACGAAGCCTTTACGCATTGGGCTGAAAATCCTTGTGAGCCAGGAAAGATTGATTGGAACAAGGTTCCTGTAGATACTAAAATTTTAGTAAGAGATTCTATGAATGGTCACTGGATTAAAGCTCACTTTGCCGCAGCACAAGGCAATCTTGTAACTGTTTTTAGTTTGGGTAGAAGCAGTTGGACAGCAATGGATGCAAATACTTTTTCTACATATCGTTTTGCCGATATTCCGGATCAAGAAGAAAGGAGAAAATATTTAAAAGATGAATAAGTACAATGAACATATCAAGGAATCTATTGATTATTTTAATCATGAATTGGAATGTAGAAAATGCCAAGTTAGCGATAGTAGTTTTCAAACAACTTTGCAGCTTGCGAAAGAAAAAACTGCTTATGAAACAGCAATAGAATGTTTAAAGAAGCAGTTTCCGCAGCCACCAATTAAAGCAATTCGCAAGTCTGTCATCCATGAAAACAGAGGTGATCAACCACACACATGGAGAGGGATTGAACTTGAGGTGTGGGAATGCCCGTGTTGTGGAAACACAGTATGGAGCGGCATAAGTATTGCAAAGAAATCACCATATTGCTCAGACTGTGGACAAAAGATTGACTGGGAGGAGGTCAAATAAGAAACATACGCCGATGATCTGTTTTAGTGTATAAGGAGGAATGAGAAAATGGCTGAACAAATTAAATTTGAGTTGGATTCCGATGAGACATTTGACATTTTGAAGGATATCGGAGATGCAGAAAACGAGTTGGGAAAGCAGTGTTGGAAAGATGGATTAAAAGCGCAAGCGATTGAGTATTTTAAGCATGAGGCTACATGCGAAATTGCGATTAAAGCAATCAAAAAGCAAATTCCAATGAAGCCAATCAAGATCACAACAAATGGAGTTTACAAATGCAAATCTTGCAGTTATCTCATTGCGTGCATCCCAAACGCAACAAAATATTGTGATCAGTGCGGACAGAGACTCTACTGGAAGGAGAAATAGACGTGAACACGGAGTTAATTGTAGAGTACGAGAACGGAGAGGTACACAAGGAACAGCCAGAAAATATTATTTTTGCGGATAGCAAAGCATATGTTTTTCTGAGAGTGGAGGCAGAGAATGAAAGTGTATAAAAACCCTTTCGTGAGCTATCCGTGCTATTTTGTAAAAACGGGAGCTGGATGGTCTGCAAGAGGGGAGGCATCGAAGAGCAAAGGATATGATGTGGAACTGCATAATGGGAAATGGACATGCAGAGACGGTTGTTATTATGATGATACAATCAAGCATGAGTTGGTTCTGGTAGGCGAAAATAGAAAGTCCATTCACAGCATCATAAAAGAAGCAGTAATTTGTGCAGTATTAGAGCTTGTAAAGGAGGCCAAATAATATGTATTACATGGATGATGAAGACCATTTCAAGCCGAGCGAGTTTGACGAGAAAATTGAAGAGCTTAAAAACGAGCTTCGAGAATCTGTTAAAAAGGAAGTTAAGGACGAACTTGAAAAGCTGCGTGAGGAAAACAAAAAGCTGCAGGAAATCAAAAAGAATTTTGAATCCATAAAGGAAGATTACGAGAGGAAGAAAGCAGAGTGTGAAAGTACAACACGAAAAGCCGAAGCAAAAGCTAAAAAGATAAGACTGAAAGAGCTAATGGAGCAGTTTAAGGTTACTATGTGGTCAGTAGGTTGGAGCAACCTGTACAAGGAGAAGTGCAACAAATGTGGTAAAGATAGAATAATCAAGGTAATGCTTCCGTCTGGAAAAATGGTAGAGGATGATTGCAAATGCCGCATAAGTAAGAAAGTGCATTACCCACAAGAAGAACGGTTATACGGATTGAGCGATAAATACAGTAGGGAGGTAGGCGCATGGTATGAGTTAAGTTCAAGTTCAAAAGATGGCGATACTTTTACTTGTTCAACAGATGTAGAGACAATAGTAGACCACAACAAGGATTTCGAAAAAATGAAAAACGGTCGCCTGAGGGGCGTATTTTTCACAACAAAGGAAGAATGCCAGAAGTTCTGTGACTACATTAACGGCACTGAAACAGAAGGATACGATTATGACTTGGCAGGAAATCTATTTAAGGCTAGAGAGGTATAAAAATATGGTTAACACAATTGTTAAAAATCCGATAGACATCTTAGCATTGATGCACCATTGTGCATTTGTAAAAGATGGTGATGTGTGGTATAGAGATTTTAAACGCGAAATTCCGCTTATGGAGCTTGTACGGAATCTTAATAAAGCATACGGCGATTCTGAGGCATCGGTGATGAATGATGAAGCGTTCAGTGACAAAATGTATGACGATTTGCAATTTAAGCCTGAGGAAGATATTGATAGTTTTATTGCCACTTTTTATATGGCACTTGTTGGAATGGCAGAAAACCGTGAACTCTTGAAAATATACGAAACAACAGGATTGCCAACAACAGAGCATCCAGAAGTACTGCAGGAATGTATTGATACTTACGGAGCAGATAAACAAATTGACCAGGCAATTGAAGAAATGAGCGAGCTAACAAAAGCACTGCTTAAACATCGTCGCAAGGCAATTCAGTTGGAGGGTGGAAATGTAAATCCAACGCCTGACACAGATCTGAGAAAAGCCAGAGGAGACATTCTTGAAGAAACCGCTGACGTTATTATAATGTTAACTCAAATCATTATGATTTTTGGCGGTAGAGATTTTGTTGAAAGAATAATAGAATCAAAGGTTGACCGCCAGAAAAAGCGCTTGAGAAAGGAGACAGATGGTCAGAATTGTTGAAGCAGAAAACGTAATAACTTGCCCTGAATGCAATAGAAATTTGAGCTATGAGAAAGATGACGCGTTTTTTAGTAAACTAGATTATCTCTCTGATAAACACAATACTTATTACAACAGATGTATAAGATGCCCTTGGTGCAAAAGCGAAGTTGTTGTTGCAGATAATGCAATATTTGTTAAGCCGACAGGCACAGACGATACCCCAATCACAAGTATAGAAGGAAAGGAATAACGAATGCCCGGTAAACCGGGTTGATGCGCAGTGATCTGTGGTGGCGTATCAGAAAATTTAAACACCGTGGCTGAAAAGGTGTGCAGTGGAAACGCTGCACACGCAATTGATAGCAAACGAATTATGATCCACGATACATGCATTTGTAGCGTGGTGTTATGCAAAAATACAAAGTGTGCTGGTTATCAGCAGGAATCTCTAGTTTTGTTGCTGGATATTTGGAAAAGGATGTTGACGAATGGATATATATAGATATCGCTGATCAGCATCCAGACAGTCTGAGATTTATACACGATGTAGAAAAAATAATTGGAAAGAAAGTAACAATTTTAAAATCTTCCGAGTTTAACTGTGTGGAAGATGTGGTCAGAAAATTCAGGTTTATAAATTCTAAGCAAGGAGCACCTTGTACAGGAATGTTAAAGAAAGCAGTTCGTAAAAAGTGGGAAAATGAGCACTTACAATACCAATTAACGTATGTATGGGGAATGGACTCGAACGAGAAACATAGAGCTAGGCAAATGGTACAAAATTTTCCTGAATTTAAGCATAAATTTCCGCTTATTAGGGAGAAAATGTCCAAGCAAGATTGCCATGCTTTTGCTGATCGCTTGGGTATAAAGCGCCCTGTAATGTACGATATGGGCTACAATAACAATAACTGTATTGGCTGTGTAAAAGGTGGCATGGGATATTGGAACAAGATCAGAAAAGACTTTCCAGAGGTGTTCGCAGCGCGTGCGAAGCTTGAACGGGACATCGGACACAGTTGCATCAATGGTGTGTTTCTGGATGAATTGGACCCGAACAGAGGAAGAATGAGTGATGAAATAATGCAGGATTGCGGAATAATGTGCTATCTGGCATTTAACGAATCAGAAAGGAATGGCGAGAATGACAAGGAAAGAATTGATAGCAAAAGTCAAAAGCAAGCCGTATGAAGAAAACGTAATAAATACGATTAAAGCATTACACGGACTAGGCTATGAAGAAGCAGCAAGAACCATGCAGGAATTATACACTGATGCAAAGGCACTGACTGTTACTGCAAAAGCATCTGGAAAGTACTCAGATGATCCAGAACTTGACGAGGCGTTAAGTGATTATGCTTCGATGAGAACAAAGATAAAGAAACCGCTGACTTCAAAAGCTCTTGAAAGAGCAATGATCAAGCTTGAGTTTTTGTCTCATGGAGATAAGGACTTAAAGATTCAGCTGCTTAATCAGTCCACTGATAACTGTTGGATAGGCATTTTCCCGTTAAGGGCAGAAAAAACATTCGAAAGAAAGCTACAAAATCCACAGCGCTCACAGTTTGATGCCATTTTAGGCAGTATATCCGATGACTGAGAATGATGCAAAAAAAATAATGCTAGTGATGACTGTAGCATATCCAAACTATAAAGTCGCAGATATTGATGCTACCGCTCAAATTTGGGCTAGGCTACTATCAGACTACACGTATGCACAGGTTGACGCAGCACTGAGAGCCTATATTCTCACTGAGAGTAAAGGATTCGCCCCAACAATAGGGCAAATTGTTGAAAAAATAGCATTATTAAACCAACCAGAAATTCCAACAGGTTTGGAAGCATGGGCTATGGTTCGCACTGCTGCTTCCAATAGTACATATCATGCAGAAGAGGAATTTAAAAAACTGCCATCATGCGTTCAAAGAGCCGTTGGAAGCCCTGGCAACTTAGAAAAATGGGCCAAAACAGAACAAACAGATCTCGAAACGGTGGTCCAGAGTAACTTTTTAAGAACTTATGCAACAGTTTTGACGAAGCAAAAAGAAATTCAAAAAATTCAAGGAATCAGCTCAACTGGCAAGCAGCCTTGCTTGCCAGAGTTTGAAATAAGTATATAGGAAGGAGTATGCAGATGACACGAGCACAAAGGAGACGGGCTGAAAGAGAAGCAAAAAAAGGAAACAAAGTCGTAGAACAGCGAATCACAGGTGCGGAACAAAGCATAAGAATTGCTTTGTTAAAAGAAAATATTGCACGAGACGTTGATCGCAAGCTTTATGACAAATACTACCAAAAAGCAAATAAAGACGCTGTGGACAACATATACAGCATCATATTAACATCATTTGGACTTGCCCTGGCAGATACTTGTCCTAATTGGAAGGCTGAGGCAATTGCAAAACGAATCCAGAAGACAATGGACTACGTTGACAAATTCTCAAAGGAATACGACGGAGACATTGAACGTTTTATGAAAGAACTCGAAGATAGAACCGGATTCTCGTTTGAGATAGATTCTGTAAGCGGAAAGGATGAATAGTATGGATTTTTTAATTGGTTTAATAGCAGGGCTATTATTTGGCGGAATTACTGGTGTGCTTGCAGTTGCTTTGTGTGCTGCATCAAGCGCAAATGAAACCGATGACGAAAGAAAGAGGGAAAACGATGAGAATTAAGCATTTGAAGTTAGATAATTTTTGCAGTTTTTACAACGGAAAAGCTATAGACACAGATTTATACAACAAGACAGAGGTATCTGGATGCAATGAATCTGGAAAAAGCACAGTTAAGAGGGCCATTTTTTGGATACTGAATTGCAGGGGTGAGAATGGTGAAGAAATCACTGGAATCAGGCCACACGATAAATCAGGCAACGAGATCAATGACGTTGAGGTTACGGCCGAAATGACCGTAGAGCTTAATGGTTCCAACAAGACGTTTAAAAAGGTTTCTCGCCAGAACTACAATAAAAAGGGTGACTTCACAGGTAATGTTATTGACTATTATATCAATGATATTCCGAAAAAGAAATGCGACTATGAAGATTTTATCGCAGAAGAATTGGTTCCTGTGAGCGCACTTTCGAACTTGATCAATGCTAAAACACTCTTGTCAAAGAGTGCTGCTGACTGCAGATCAATCCTAGAATCCACCTTTGGAACGTGTTCCAATGCAGAGGTTTGTGAACGTTTTCCGGAGTTCTCCCCTCTTCTCCCACTGCTGGATGATGGCAATGTTGATGAATTAAAGTCAAAATTCAACACCATGCTGAACGGTAGACGTGGAAGGAATGGCACCAAAGGACTGCTTGACATTCGTAAGGAATTTCCGAGCCGTATTGATGAGGTGGAAAAACAGAAAATTGCCATTGATGAAGCCTTGATAAACAGCCAAATTGCAGACATTGAAAGCAAGATCAAAGACAACCAGAGTAAACAAGCTGATGTGCAGAAGGCATTTGATGAGCAGCGTGCAATTCAGACGCGAATTTATGAGTTGAAGCAGGAACAATTAAAGGCTGCTGATGACGCTAATGCCGAAAACAAGAAAAGAATTGCCGATTTAGACGCTCAGATTATGACAGCAAAGGAAGATCTTTTTCTATCAGATAGCAATTCTAATGCCAAAGAGCATGAATTGCACCAGATTGACTCCGAGATTCGGGATCTTGAAACTAAGCGTTTGAAGCTTTCAAGTGACTGGAAAAGCAATAAAGATATGCAATTTGATGAAAATTTGCTGATTTGCCCGTATTGCAAGCGTGAATACCCATCTGATCAGCAGGATGAAATGCGAAAGCATTTTGAAGAATCAAAGGAAGAAAAGTTGCAGGAAATCACAGACAATGGAATGAAATGCAAAGAAACCATTGATGCTTTACGCGAAAAGTTCAATGCTGCAGATGCAGAGCTTTCTACCCTTCGTGAAGAATCCAATAAAAAGTCAAGAGTTGTCGATGATTTAGTTGCTCAGAAAAAAGCTATATCCACTGTACCTCCAGCAGAACCAGACGAGGCAGCAAAAGCCAGATCTGCAGAAATCGGAAAGCTTGAAAGTCAGTTAGAAGCAAATACTGCAAATGCAACGTTTGCACAGCTCAAAGCAGAAGAAAATAATCTTCAACATCAGTTATCAGGCTTAAAAGCAGAGCTTGCAAAAACCGAAATCAATGCCAAGATTGATGCAAGAGTTGCAGAGCTTAACATCGAGCGCCGAAAGAATGAGCAGCTAATTGCAGATACGCAGGCACAGCTTGACTTGCTCAAACGCTTCAACATTCGCAAGCACGAGCTTTTAGAAAGCAAGGTAAACGAGTATTTAGAGTACTGTCAAGTGAAATTTTTCAGACAGCTTGTGAATGGCGACCTAGAAGAAACGTGTGATTTCTGTGTAAACGGTGAACCATACGCTAGAAACCTTAATCACGGTGCAAAAATCTTAATCGAGACAGATGTTTGCAAGGCTTTTCAGAAGAAATACGCTACTACCCTTCCTATCATCGTAGATGACTCTGAATCTGTTGATAATTGGAAGATACCGGATATGGATAGGCAGCTTATTATTCTCAAAAGAACTGATTCCAAAGAACTAACAATTAAGGAGTCGTGATGTGATCCGTGAAATTACACAAACTTACCCAGTCTAAGCTTGATGATTACAAACTTAGAAGTAATTTCACGGAGGATGAAGAGATAACGTTTGATATGTTGTCTAAAGGCAAATCTATCAGCGAAATAGCAACCCGGTTATCTGTGTCAACTAGGACGGTTGATCGCAGGATTGCCGATATAAAATCAAAAATCAACCAACTATAAATAGTCCCCTGGTATTTATGATGCTAGGGGATTTTTACAACATTTTTTAACATTATTTTACTGTGAAGAAATGTCACGCGTATAACCTTAAAGATATTTTTTATAACTTTTTAGTTCTAACTATTGACTTTTTAGTTCTAACGATGTATCCTATAACCGAGAAAGAAAAAACATTATTTTACTGTAAAGAAATGTCAAATTAGGTTAAGAATTGTAAAATAATGTAATCACAAAGGAGGTTTCACAATGAAAGTAATATGCATTGCAAATCAAAAAGGTGGCATTGCAAAGACCACAACAGCCACTACACTTGCTTCGATTTTAATGTCACAAGGTAAGAAGGTCTTGCTTGTTGACGCTGATCCGCAGGGCAACAGTACGGACACTTATAGAGCAGTGTCCAAAGATACAGCAACTCTCTACGATGTTATTTTAGATATTGAAGATCCGCTTCCAATTGCAGAAGCCATTCAAAGAACAGAAATCGGTGATATAGTTGCATCCGATCCAGAGCTAAAAACAGCAGATCAAAGATTCCCAAGCGATGGGAATGAGTATTTTAGACTAAAAGATGCTCTTTCTGAATTAAGTGGCTATGACTACGTTATTATTGATACAGCTCCGGCTGACAACAAATTGCTTAAAAACTGTTTAATTGCTTCTGACAAGGTCATCATTCCTGTCACTGCAGACCGTTATGCTATTCAAGGCCTCTCGGAACTTAACAGAACCATCACAGGCGTAAAGAAAAGAAATAATCCTAACCTAGAGGTTGCAGGGCTCTTACTAGTAAAATATAAGAGTCGCCAGCTCCTCGCCCAGGAAGTTAAAGCTTCTTTGGAAGAGATTGCCAAGCAGCTCAACACAAAGGTTTTCTGCACAACTATTCGTGAAAGCATTGCCGTACAAAAGGCACAGGCAACTAGAACAACCCTCATGAATTTCGAACCGAAGTGCAACGCTGCCATTGACTATGTGCAGTTCGCAGAAGAACTAATTAAGGAGTAATTTGAGATGAGAAAGAAAGATAACACCACTACTACTTCTTTTGATGTGACAGCTGGCATTGATTTTACAGATACTAGTGGAACTGAAATTCCAAGCATCCAGCCGGTGGAAAAAAAATCAGTATTTGTCTCCGCTCCAGTTGATCCCAACAGAGTGTATACGCCTGGATATAATCCAACTCCGAAGATTGGTCCAAATGGTGGATATGTAGGACGCAGAGAAGTCTCTGCAGCTGAGCGCAAGATTCAGTTCAGTGTATCATGTACTGAATCACAAAAGGCAGCATTTTCAGAAGCCGCTCGTAAGTCAGGCCGCACCCTAGCAGGATTTGCTTGCTTCGCCATTGAGGAATACATGCGGACACATAGTCTATAATTTTTTTACATTATTTGACATTTAAAAAATGTTTAATAAGGTAAAGAACTAGTTGGCCGTGAAAAAAAATCAACTCAGCAAGGCAAATGAAAAATGCTGTACTACCGGCAAAACGGGTGGTACAAGGCAAAACAAATTTTATGCTGACCTAGCGGCGAGACGGGGAGAAATGAGGTTTATTATGAGAGAAGATGCTTTTACTGTAAATGTGTTTGAGGAGTACCGAGATCATGACGAATACACCAAAACTTGCGACGAGATAATCGCCGTAAGCAAGGCTGCAGAAACGGAGTCCGAGGTTATAGCGGCTCTCGAAAGTGTCAATGTTTTTTTCGATGGGTGGGGTCTCTGCTACGACTATCTATCAAAGAAACTCACGACAGACGCTTGCCGTAAGGCATATATGGAAAGCATAAATAAGAACCTGCCACGAAGGGATTTCCGAATGGATAGAGAAAAGTACCTTCAGAAGGCAGGTTTCGCCTGCTGGTTGTGATTGTGACCGAAAGATTATAAAAATCTCAGCAAGGCAAATAAAAAATGTGTCTAACGGGGCGTAGAAAGAGAACTATTAAGGAAGGAGGTATTTTGTGGAACAAGTAAACTTGATACCGTTTTACGCTTGCGCTATCGCGTTTGCACGCCATATACGATTAGATTTAGAAAACGAATATGGCAAGAATGCTGTAGCTTATTATAACGCTGCAAAGCAGAGCGAATATTACAACACTTTATTTTCGGAAGAACTGTCTCTACAAACAGAAGAAGCTTATAAAAAAGCACTCGGAATCGTCGAATATAGCTACACAAAAGATGAACAAGCACAGACTTCTTTGGACATTCTTTTTAAAAAGGGATACAGAAAGCTATACAACATTTTTAAAAGGCTTCCAAAAGACGAACCGCTTCATTTTGATAGTGTAATCGGAGAAATCATTTATGTAAAGCTTGCAAAGTCGGATCATGTTTCAGACGATAATTTTAATGGTAATTTATTTGCAGGCTATTACTTTTCAGATATGTGGCCACAAGAGTTAATACAAGAACGCAAAAAATGCGATGAATTACTTTACTTTATTGCAAACTACGGATATGATCCAGAACGCAGAATACAAAAGGGATTAAAGAAATATGACTGTGCCTTCCAAGAAAGAGCAAAATCATACATCAGTCAGCTTCCAAAAGATTTATTTAAGCAGATCCAGTTAGCGCCAAAAAATGACAAATTTGGATACACTACAGTGTTTGATATTGAATCACTTTCAAGTGTTTCTATTTTTTCTGAATTACAGTTCGCACGTGAAGATCTGGAAGCACTAGCAATTGCTTATATGCACGGGAAAAGAGGAGGAATACGTGAGGATTTCCTGACTTATGCAAAATATACGAGCTATATATTAGCTATGTGTAAGGCATACAAACAGTCTAAGGAATACTACTTCCAACACAATCGTGAAGATGTATATGTCGAAGTAGAGAGTATTAAAAATGAATTGCTTCAAGCCAAATCTGCATTATCTGAATTTCAAGAACGCAGGATATCTGAACAAAAAGCTTGTACTGAGCAGGTTCAGCGCTTATCTGATGAGATAAATCTACTCAAGCAGAAGAATGATGCGCTAAAATCCGAACTGCAAAAGGTAGAGAGTGAACGTAGGGAGCTTTATGCTTTGCGAGAGCATATATTTTCACTGGAAAACGATTCAGAAACCGAAAATACAAATGAGCTATCTAAGGAGCAAATTCAGCAATTAAAAAACATTAGTGGCACAATTGTTGGAGGGCATCCAAGCTTGATAAAGAAGCTCAAAACTTATCTTCCGAATTGGCAATATATCAGTGCAGGAGATGTCAGCACTGTGCGCAACGCTGCATTAAAAAAATCTGACTTTGTATTCTTTGTAACTGCCCACTTGAGCCACAAGCTGTATTACGCCATGATTGCAAAGGCCCAAGATTGGAATGCAAAAATTGGATATTTGAGCCGTATGAATATAGATTATGCATTGCAAGAAATATATATATTAGTAAATAGCAGTATTTAAACTTATTTGACATTATTTGAATGTAAAGAACTGTTAAATAAAGTAAAGAACTGTAGAAAGAAGGATATATATGAAGAAAAAATTTAATTTGCTTGATGAAAATTGGGTGCGTGTATTGCTTCCAGATTATACTATTAAAGAAGTTTCACTTAAAGAAGTTTTCACCCACAGTCATGAATACATGGATTTGGCAGGTGAAACAGATACTCAAAATGTCGCAATGATACGGCTGCTTCTTGCAATTGCTCATTCTGGATTTGCAAGATTCGACTCAAACGGTGATGAGATTCCGCTTTTGAACAGGGATGAAGCAATCAGCCGTTGGAAAAGCTATTGGAATCTCGGTCATTTCCCAGAAGCGTTTTTAAAATATTTAGAGGAATACAGAGAACGTTTCTGGCTTTTTCATCCTGATGCTCCATTCTATCAGGCAAACGAAGCTAAAAAAGGAACTGCTTTTGGTGCTGCAAAGTTAAACGGAGAAATTTCTGAAAGCAACAACAAGGTACGAATTTTTGCAACAAGAAGTGGAGAAGCAAAAATGCAACTAACATATGCAGAAGCGGCTAGATGGCTTCTTTTTATCAACGGGTATGATGATGTTTCTGTAAAGCCGAGTAAAGCAGGCTTGCCTTCAATCAGTATTGGATGGTTGGGGCAAAATACTATTGTTTACGCAATCGGGCGAAATCTTTTTGAAACACTTATGATGAACCTAGTTCCTTTACAGAATGGTAATGGAGAATTGTGGCCTAAGCCTTGCCCAATATGGGAATGCTTGCCACGATCCGATGAGCGCAAAAAGATTGATCCACCTTCTAACCCAGCGGAATTATTCACGCACCAATCGCGCAGGATATTTCTCAAGCGTGAAAATGGGGTTATAACCGGATTTAATGCATTGGGTGGGGAATTTTTTGATAAAGAACGTGTTACAGCTGAAACCATGGCACTTTACATTTTAAATAGTAACAGTGCTAAACCACTTCGCTTATTTAACGATGTTCCATTGTGGCAACTACTCGACAAGATACTTTGCAACAATCAAGATACTGCTACATGGTTGCGCTTAATTGGAATTGGCAATGCAGGCTTTCAGACCTGTGGAATGGTGTATGATTCCAAGTTAATGAGGTTTGTTGATGAATGTTCAAAAAGATTTACAGCAAATCTCGATCCTAACTTTGCAGATTACATATCTGTTGGCATTGAACTGTGCCACTATATTACAAATGAAATTGGTGTATTATCCTACAATATTCAGATGGCTAGTGGCAAGCAGAATCCGACTGAACTTAAAAAATATGAGTTTTCTAGTAACCTAGATTTGATTTGGTCCAGATTTCTTTCGTCAAATGCCGCCGAATTTAAAATTTTCCAAAAACTAGTTAAGCGGTCTGCATTGAGCTTTTCCAAGTCTTTAATTGATAATGCATCCCCGACATCATTTAGAGGTCGAATAGTTACGGTGAATGGCAAGGAAAAGTATTATTGCACAGCAAAGGCTTATAATTCTTTTTTATATTATCTCAACCGATTGATTCCAGAGGAATCCAATAGTCTTGAAACTATAGAAGAACATTTAAGCTCTTACAAGGCAGATCTTAAACCGAAGGAGGAAGGTGAGTAAATGGAAAGCAAAAACACATTTTCGAACATTGTAAAAACAATAATGTTTAAGAAAGAGATGGACGGAGTTCAGCTTGCAAAACTGTTAGGGTGTTCTCAATCTAACGTGTCCAAAAAGCTTAGATTAAATAATTTTAGAGAAAGTGATATACGCCAGATATCCGAAGCATTAGGATATGACGTCTCTATCAAACTCACATCAAAGGACACCGGAGAGGAATTGCAGATGTTGTAATAGTGTATTTTACATTTCTTTACATTATTTAGCTTTATTTAACAATATTTGACATTTATTTACAGTAAAATATTCTTTGAAAGAGTTGTCGGTTTATCTGGCAGCTCTTTTTGTCGTTAATATGTCGTATCCCTGTCGTTTTTACATCTTATTTTTATGGCACAATACAGTCAGAATAAGAGGAAGGAAGGTGTGAATGATGTTTCCTGAATCATTTTTAACTAAAATATTTGAAAGACCAGATGTATGTATGATTCCAATGCAGTATCAATCAGCAATGATTCAGGCTATTGGAGAGGTTCTTGACGAGGAAGGAGTGATAATCGACGATGCCGATACCAAATCAGATGTATCAACCGTACAACCAACAGACAATGTATGGCCAATATAATAGTTATTACCCGTATCAATATCAGCAGCCGCGTTATGATCTGCAGCAAAACCAACCGCTTTTTAATCAACAGCAAAGCATTCAGCCACAGCAGCAGGCTGGATTGAACGGAAAGGTCGTGCAAGCTGTCGAACAAATTACTGCGAACGATGTACCTATGGACGGTTCAGTTGCCGTATTCCCAAAGCAAGACATGTCAGAGATCTATACTAAATCGTGGAATGCAGATGGAACCATTAGAACGATTGTATATAAGCCGTACACAGCTTCACAGCCAAATGCGGCGAATAGTTCAGCCGACATGTCCAAAATGAAAATGGGGCTATCTGACGAGGCTACAGAGGCATTTATGGCAAGATTTGATAGCCTCGAAAAGAAGTTTGATGAATTGATGCCTAAGATAGCACCTAAAAGGCCCGGAGGCTTAAAGAAGGAGGCAAATGAGAATGAATAATCCATTTCAGCTATTTCAAGTCATGAGGAATCCACAGCAGTTTTTGCAGCAGATGGCTGGAAACAGCCAAGCTATGAGCAATCCTATTTTAAAAAATGCTATGGATATGGCAAATAAAGGTGATACAAAGGGTGTAGAACAATTAGCTCGCAACCTTTGCAAAGAAAAAGGGATAAATGTTGATGATGCAGTTCGCCAGATAAAAAATCAATTTGGAATGCAATAAAAATATGATACTAATTCTTGCGCAAGATTATGTATATAAAAAATTATTACGGAGGTAAATAGTATGTTTAACTCAGGAAACTGTAGTGTACCATTAGTGGCTAGCATTGATGGTAACGGCAACAACAGCGGTGGCTGGGGCAACAACGGCTGGGGGCTTATTTGGATCGTTTTGATCTTCGCCATTTTCGGCTGGGGTAATGGCTTCGGTGGTTGGGGCAATAACGGTGGTGGCATGGGTTCTACCGCGGCAGCCTACACAGATAGCGCAATTCAGCGTGGTTTTGATCACCAAGCGATTGTCGGAAAGTTAGACGGAATCAACAATGGTCTTTGTGACGGATTCTACGCAGTCAACAATAGCATGTTAACTGGATTCAACGGAATCAACACAAACATCATGCAGACTGGATATGGCATTCAGCAGGCTATCAACGCTGATACCGTAGCCAATATGCAAAATACAAATGCTCTGCAGGCACAACTCGCACAATGCTGCTGTGACAACAAAGAGGCACTCTCTAACACCAATTATAACATGGCTACACAAGCAAATGCAATTCAGCAGTCCATTGATAAAGGCTTCTGCCAGTTAAACTATAATGCAGCAACCAATACACGTGATATCATTGACAATGCCAATGCAAATACCCGTGCGCTGCTTGACTACCTTTGCCAGGACAAGATTGCTGCCTTACAGGCTGAGAACAATGATCTTCGCAGAGCTGCTTCACAGGATCGCCAGAGTGCACTGCTTACCACAGCAATGGCATCTCAGACACAGCAGATCATCAACGCAGTTAATCCAGCACCGATTCCGTCATATCAAGTTCCTAACCCAAACGTGTATTACGGATGCAATAGTGGTTGCAACTGCTGACAAAATTAAATATCGGTATCTTAACCAAAACGGTTATGTCTGCTAACTAACGCAGTATTACTATCAGCAAAGGGGCAGACTCGAAATAGAGCCTGTCCCTTATTTTAAGGAGGTATCAAATGGCAGAATATGTTGCAGTCGCAACGCAGGAAGTTGCGGCAAATGAAAATATAACTTTTACAAACACATCCGTTAAGGGTTCAAACTGCATACAGCACCGTGAAGGCAGTGGAATCATTACTCTTAGAGGTCTTACGAATCAGTGTCAGGCACGGTTTTTTGTAGGCTTCTCTGCAAATATAGCTCTTCCAGCCGGGGGAACTGTGGCTCCTATATCATTAGCAATTGCTATCAGTGGTGAGCCAGTGCTTGCTTCCAAAATGATTTCAACACCAGCTGCAGTATCTCAATTCAGTAATGTGTCCTCAGGCATTTTTATCAGTGTTCCACGTGGCTGCTGTGTAAATATTGCAGTTGAGAATACAAGTGGCGTTGCTATTGAAGTTGCTAACGCAAACCTTATAGTGAATAGAGTTGCTTGATTGGAGGTAGACTATGCATAAATGGGCTAAAGAGATCTTAGAATGTGTCAAAGAAAAAGCCAAAGCTATCGGAATTGATAATTTTGAAGGTCAGAATCTCGATGATTTAAAAGATTGGACCGAAATCGTTAAGAACATTGCTTGCTTTGATAAAGATTATCGCATCGTTGAGGCAATGGATAAGCTGCAAAACGATGATGAAATCATGGAAATGGTTGAGCAATACGGTGATTACCCGTCACGCCGCTATTACGACCGCTACAGATACGCTAACGGCAGATTTGCCCCAAAGGGTAGAGGGACAAGAACCACAGGCAGACGCGGTTATGACGAACCACCTTATTGGCACATGACACCAGAAATGTATTATGAATGGGCTGATATGCCAGAAGAAGAGCGTATGCGTGATCTTGATAGACTCCGCTTTGGGCGCATGTACTACTCTGACCCACGTAGAGGCTCCCAAATGCCGTCAGATGGTAGAAGCGTAGAAGATATGGGAATGAAGTCAGAAAGCCGATATGACCGTGCTAGAAGGTCATACAGTGAGACTAAAGACATGCACAAAGCCAACACTAAAGAAGACAATGACGCAAACATGCGAGGGCTTGAGTCCTTGCTAGCCGTTATCGACGAAGATCTTAAAGAGATCATGCCAGGGCTTTCAGCTTCCGAAAAAACGATGATGAAAACTAAGATGACAAACTGGGTACAGCGTATATAATCAATGGTACAGCCGGGGGCAGATGCTCCCGGTTTTATTTCAATTGCGCACTTGATATAAATGTGCTATAATGGGGGTATCAAATGTTTTTTACAGTAAATAACAACACTTGGCAAGTTTGCTTTGTCAATCCTGGCGATCCGCAGTTGCAGCGCAGTGACGGAACATATACTCTCGGTGTAACCGACAACAATTTAAAGACTGTCTTTATGTGTAATGATCTGTCAAGCCAGATGATTGATAAAGTGCTGTGCCACGAATTAACACATGTTCACGCAATGGAATATGGATACTCTATCCCAATTGAAACAGAGGAAATTGTCGCAGACTTTATAAGCCTTTTTGGCAGGAGTATAGTAACTGTTGCAGATGAACTTATATATCAGCTTTTAGGAAACAATACAATTAGGTACTGTGCATAAAATAAAGATCACAGTACACGCACGACTTTAGGCAATGTGCCAGAAAGGAAGGCAGATGTACACAAAGATTCACACGCAAAAAGACGTTCTCCGTGAGCGATATCTTTATCAATCCGAACTTACTCCACTGGGATTTCCAAAACTGCTTCCAGTACATGCTGCTCTGAGTGGGCTTAATGCAGTATCATTTTGTGAGGCGATGAAAGAAAAAAATCCGAAGAAGGCGCTTTGCCACTTTTTTATTGATGATGCACGGTTCGAGCCATTGTGGAATCAGCCGCAAAAGTATCTTCCAACACTTGAAAATTTTAAATACATCTGCGCTCCTGACTTCTCATTTTATGACTCTATGCCAAAGGTCATGCAGCTACATCAAGTGTACAGAAGCCGCGCCCTGGCATGGTGGCTATTTATGAACGGTTGTAACGTCATCCCAACTGTAGGTTGGGGAAGCACAGAGACGTTTGATTTTTGCTTTGAAGGGTTGCCAGAAGAGAGTACGCTGGCAATCAGTACAAACGGCTGCTTTACCGATCAAGGCAAGGAGTGTTATCGACAGGGCTTCAAGGAAATGTGTTCCCGGCTCCATCCTGCAGAAATTTTAGTCGTTGGCCGCCCCATTGATGTGGACACAGACGTAAAAATCACGTATCGAGAATCATTCGGACAACAGCTTACAAGAAAGTTGAGGGGATGACATGGGCAGTAGAAGTGGAAAGAAGCACGAAATCAGCATAACAACCTATGTCGGCAGTTTGAAGCGCATCAGAACAGAGGAAACTGTTGGAAATATCACAGTCATAAGAACCGAATACAAACAGCAGAAGCAGAAGAAGCGCCGTAAGAAAAGCCGATAGATTTTAACATTATTTTACAGTAAAATAATGTATAATAATGTAAAGTAATGTAAGATACTGTCAAGAACTGTAAAATAATAGGGATAGATTTGATTCTATCCCTACTTTATATTATATTTACCAATCATTCATCTTCACCCCCTCTCTCAATTTTCTGCTTTCGAATCACTTCCAGTGCCATTTTCACATCCTTTTCGGTCTTTTCAATTAGTAATTCTTACATTCTCCAACCTTTATTTACAGTCAGAAGTTATTTGACTCGCCTTACCTTCTTTAAGTGTGCTTTTTATATACCTTTTCACTATTTTCTCTTCATCCGCTGTTAAATCAATTTCTTTAAAAGATTTTAAATTGTCGCGCATTACCTGATTTGCCCATTGTGGTCCCTCAAAGCACAGACATTGAAGCGTATGCAGTATTTTTTGTGACGCTATGTAACCAGGTGCAAGAGCCGGCATTCCTTTCAACATAATATTACGAGATGACGCAATAAAAAGTTTTGCCCCATCACCCGCAAATCTAATGCCCTTCGGATAAGTTGCAGGAATAAAATCGTTATTTCCTGTAATGCTACACATTCCGTTTGGTTCCAAACTATGAAGATAATAGTCTTTCCATTGCTTGTTTTGCCCGTCTCCTGATCGAAGAAGATTCAGGCAATATTTTTCATATTCTCCACTAAAACTTGCTCTTATCAATTCTTCCTGTGGAGCCATCACAAAACAAACAACAGTTTTTTCTTCTGGATAAGGAATCTTTTTTAGAAATCCTTGCAAAACATCCCTCATCAATCCTTTTTGAACAAATCTGTATACTGATTTTGCCAATTTGTCATCTACTTCAGAAATGTAGGCTTCTAATTGTTCCATATATTTATCGTGTTTTTCTTTGTTATAGTCTGCTGACAAATATTGCATATTGTCATGAATCGGATGTGGATTGTTTCCACTTGTCCTTGATTCAGATTCAATGGTGCATGGAATAGTAAAACGGTCTTTACCATTTAACATTGCCCCTATGTAATTTCCATTTTCATCAAGCAATACCTTTATATGTGGTAAAATTCTTGTATGGGCTATTGGGATAATATCCTCAACACCCATATCTTCATACACTTTTAGCAAATTTTCCCAATTCATATTTTCCCTTCTTTCTCCTCGCAACCGGTATGGCAGCATCTTTTTATATTCTTTTATAGCAATGGAAATAATGCGCAACTCTATGTTTTCGTGTTTCTTCTACCCATTCGCGTTCTCGTATTAAATTTACTGCCGTATCGTCGATTACGAAATCGCTTGTGATTGTAGTTTCTCTTCTATATCCGCACCACACTTGGATTTTATAATGGCAGTCGATTTTCGCTAATGTTTTCCACGCTTCTAATTCTTCCGCTGGCATTTGCATTAAATACTCTTCTGCGCAATTTTTCTGAAATTCTTCAATTGTAGCCCTTAACTTTTGGGTTCGTTCTATATTCTTATTTCGTATCTCTTCCTCTGTTGGCTCTTTCTCTTCCTCGTCTTCATCATCTTCATCGCCGGAAGCAAACTCAGCAGCAAGATCCTTTACCCAGTCCGGCCATGATTCCTCATGTTCCGGATACACTCTGTCGACAAATTTCCAAAAATCTTCGGCTACAGCTTGAACTGATTTTGTTAATGTTTTGTTCTGAAATCCAAAGCCTTGGTATACATTACATGTGTTATCCAACAACCAGCCCCACTCCTTACGCTCTTTCGGCCAATCTTCCTCAGCAAGTGGCTTTTGCTGTACTACCGCTTCTAATACTTGTTTCATTTTTTCTTCGTTCATTTTTCTTTGCCTTCCTACCTCTTCGGTAGTTCCTTTCCTTTTGATAATTCTATCATATCACATTATGCGCATAATCTTTATTTTTTTAGAAAATGCACCAGGTTGCTAACCCAATGCCTAATTTATTTGTTATGCTATTCCACTTTTCTTTTCTAGGTCCGCGTTGATCAGTCCATTTATATACTCATTTATGCTCTCCCCCTCTCCGCTTGCTTTTTTGGCATTCTATTTTCCTTTCTGCGTCGTTGCGTTTCTCCGCAATTTCTATTTCTTATTTTTCTCTTTTTAATTCGTGGTATGCACCGGGTTGTGTAGCTTGCCCGGTGCCCGTTTTATATTATTTTATACCATTTTCTTATTGCTCGCTAAATATGTCCAATTCCCATTCCCTCAGGACTTCTTTTGGAATTTTTGTACCTCTGGAAAGAACGCTTAAAATGGCCAGATCAATTGGCAATCCGTAAGTTCTTCTATCGGCGTCGATCCAAGTAGAAGCCGATTTGAATCCCCGGATCTTTTTCGATATTGTATCAAAAAGTTGCTTTTTCTCCGCTAGTATTTCCTTTTTACTCGGAGCGTTATCCGGATCGTGAGTAGCGAATGCAGGATACATCTCCTTAAAGTTGTCAAGGAGGAACTTGTTGAATCCTCCTTGTTCGGCCTTCTTTGCTAAAGTTACTACAGAATACTTCATAGCCATCCAACTAAGCCGAAACCTTAGTGGTTGTAACGAATCCTCAGCCAATTGTTTCAATGCTTTTCTTCTTAGATTGTTCGCCCAGGCTATCTGTTTAGGACTACCCGATAATAGAACTTCACTTTCCCATTCACTTACCAGTTTAGTTACTTCTTCGCTTACTTCGTTCATATTTACCCTTCCTTTCTTTGTCAATATGCACTATTATAAGATAGCAGTACTGCTTGTATATTGTAAACATTGTACAAAATGTTTTATATTTTCTTATCGAACACTCCCAAAATACAGTGCAACTGCCATATTGCCAAAAATCAGCACGCCGAGTAACAAGTCACTAATGCCCATTGCCACTGCATCAAACATTTTTTCATGTTTTTTTCAATCGTTGTCTTGAATCCTCTTGACTTTTGGCAGAGAATAGCACGCTCTGCACTGCTGCGCATCTTCTCAATCTGCAGGTTTGGTTCCCAGATTACCTTCATTTTATCACCTCTTTCCGTGTCACGCAACCTTTTCAATAATAACAACCGCCGACAGTGGCGCTTCATATCTGAAAAAATCGGCTGCATTTTTAAACTGTGAATCCATCACCGGGATATATTCGTCTGGGTAGATGTGAGCTGTAGAAAACTGAATGCAGCCTGGATTTTTTACGGATGCGTGCAATATGCGTTGCTCTGTGTATGCCTTGCCGTCAATTTCGTGCTGCACTTCCCAGTGTGCCACCACACCTGGAGTCTTTACCGCCTCGAATACTCGTGCCCATGACACAAGGGCCACAGCGTCAAGGCTTGCAATCTCTTTCTCAAGCTTCTCCAGCTCATCACCGTGAGCCTTGAAAAGCTGCAGATGCAGCTCTCGCGGCGCGGCGCTGATAGATACCGTCTGTAAAATCATCGTTCGCCCTCGCTTTCTTCTCTCAACAGTTTCACAGCCTCCATCTGTGAGTGTTCGCCATACCACTTAACCGGCTTATGAAATGCCACTGCAAGCGCGGAAATCTCACCAGATGCACGCAAAAATTCACGCACCTTCAAAAAGTTCTGCATATGTTCTTCGTATGTATTCATGTTTTACCTTCCTTCCTTTTGTACAGTATCTATATTATTTTGTAGATATTGTTATTGTCATATAGCCATTTTTTATTATCTCCGTGATGCTTGCCAAATGTGGCAAGTAGTGCATGACGCCGTTTCGTGTAGCTCTCAAATCTTTTACCGGATCACCCCGGCACTACAGGGGTAACGGACCCCCAGACGGTCTTTCCTTTATCCTGTCAGTTTTTACCGTACTTGCCGCAGCTTTCCGCACCGCCTGACCTTTACAGCCTTTAACCTTTTTCGCTGGTTTCCATCTCGTATGCAATCGGTTGTGTTAGCAGATGCATAAGCTGCTAGATGTCCAGACGATTATACAGCTTTCTGGATCTCGTGCCGTTTGCGGACGTTAGCGCCTCCGCATTTGCGGTTGATGTTTTTTCCCTTGTATTTTGACGGCGTCGCTCTTGTCTCAACCTCTTGTCAACCTCGCCAGGGTTTATCGCAGCACCTGCGCCGGGTATAGATCACTTATAACCGCATGGGTAGCCCTCACCGGAGGCGGTCACACCGCCCAAATAGCGTCCCCAGGTCGTGAACCTCGCCGCCTAAAGCGGAGAAACGCAAAACTTAAAATTCCTTAGCGTAGCTTTCAGCATCTGCCAGAGTCCGGCACAACTTGCAAATATTACTGTATTCACCATCTACAAAAATCTGCACACTGTAACCATAACCGCGAAGTCTTGCCGGGTGAGTGTCGCCCAGCAAGACAATTTTTGTTGTGATCATCGCTTTCCTTTCTCTCTTTCAAGCCATTTTCCGGCCAATTCGCCTTCTTGCTCAGTTGCCTTTGTAATTTTTCCATCTGGATATACGCGGAAGGCGTGCCACTTGTAAACCCCTACAAAATATACAACGTCTTCCTCACTCATACAGGCGTAAAAATCCTTGTACATGTCAGCACTGTAAAAATCAGCGTGTTCCTTGCCATAGCTCAGAACCTCGCCTGCAGTCTTTAAAAACTTGCCGTTTCCGGCATAGCACCAGCCGCGGCCGCTGTCCTTCGTCCAGATCTGGACGTTATAGCGGAAACCGTGCGCCATAGCTGGGGCGTTCTCACTTAACTTAATAATGTGTAATGTTGTCATAACTTTTCCCTTTCTTGCCTGCCATCATCAGCGCTGGGAGGCAATCCCCAACGGACGCCCAGCCTTGGGCGTTTCGGCTTAAATCTCTTCTATTTCATCAATGTAAAAATCAACCATATCAACCGCGGCTGTAAAGCGCTGCTGGACAGAAAAGCTAAATCCAAAATCTTTATCATACATGGCCGAAGCGCTTGTAGCTACATAATAAAAGAGGTCTGCCGCCTTGTCTTTATCAAAGGTCCCCTTTCTTGTTTTTTTTCTGAGGTTTTCGATACTCGGCTTAATCTGGCGATCATACAAAACGCCTGAGTTAGTAGCATATAAAAACAGCTCTCTTGCTTCATCGGATGCCTTATAAATCATATTTTTTGTTCTCTTCATATTTTTTTACTTCCTTTCTGCGTTTGTTGTTTTCCTTGTTTCTGACTGTATTATATAACAACGTACGTGTACATTCAATAGTAATTCTGTATAAATGTACGTGTATATTTTTGTGCATTATGTACGTGTATATTTTTATCTTTATAGTGTATAATTATGCTAGAGGTGGAAAAGAGCCTTTATAATATAAGAAAGGAAAGAAAAACACATGGCAACATCAGACGCACACAAGCAAGCTACTATAAGATACGCAAGTAAGACTTATAAGCGCGTGCCGCTCGATTTGCGGCGCGAAGATTACACCAGACTACAAGAGGCGGCAGCGGCTACAAGCCTATCAGTCAACGGCTATATAAAAGCCGCGATAGCTGAAAAAATCAGCCGCGATAGCATCCGATCAGCGGCACCAGATGCAGAAGGACCTGCAGCACCTGCGGCAGAGCCGGAGCCGTCTAGCCAGAAGACTAAGAACTATACGCCAGACCTGCAAAGGCTCCTGACTGATGCGCGGTATCAGCTTGATATCATGGATATATACGGTCAGGAGCAGACGCAGCGCTTACTTGATCAGGCACGAAGCAAATAAAAAGGTGGGCATTTTCGCCCACCTTATTTTTTTAAATGAAATAATATTTTCTTACTGTTTTTTCCGCCCTATTAGGGCTGATGCTTAGTAACTCGTCTGGAAGATATCCGGCCTTTGTATAGCCGCAACTTACTTTTTCGTATCCGCCTAAGTCTTTAAAAAATTGTACTGCATCAAATACATTAAAAACATAAGTTGCCGGTACTTCTTTTTCTTCCTTCCTTACCTCAATCCAACGTGTCCCACGTTTGATGTAAGTTGTTTTTTCTTCTAAAATCTTGCCGCTGAAGTCCTGAAGACTAGAAATATTAGGATACTTCTTGAAAAGCTTTCTATAAGTTTTTGCTAACTCTGAATATAACATTGTTTTTTCCCTTTGCTTGATGTATAATCAAGCTACCTTTCTTTTTTTGATTGGTGCCGGTTGCGTTTGCTTGGTAGGTAGTGCAACCGGCTTTTTTTGTTTACACCCTTATTATATCACTTTTAAAAGTTATGTCAAGACTTTTTATAACTTTTTTTCGTTATATTTTTTCTTGACTTTTTGCCACGGAAAAGCTACTATATATATGTAGTGATACACCAAACGCGAAAGGAGAGTACTACAAGTATGATAAAGTTTAAATTTGATGTAGCCGGCGCACTGGCTACCGCAGGCGTTACAGCCTACACAGCGCAGAAAAGCGGTATTTTATCACAGGATACATGGCGAAAGATTAAGGCAGGAGATACACATATAAGCCTTGAGGCTATTAACCGTATATGCTGCATTTTGCACATGCAGCCGGAACATCTTATATACTATGCACCAGACCAAGCCGAAGAAGAAAAAATTTTAAAAAACTTTCAAAAAAAGTCTTGACATAGTAACTTTTTTAAGTTATACTAAAGGCACAAAGAGAGAAAGGAAGCCCCATAGGGGCAAAGGTAAAAAGATATGAAGATGACAGACGGAAAAAGACTCATAGAAATTACTATGAGAGTATGGAGCAATGGCCAGTATAACCAAGACCTCAGCGTTGGCCTTTTAGTTGATGGCTCTTTTAAGTATGGTCAAGAGGCTTATAAGGTGGATAGCGTCGATGACGTCATTGATTATGCTTTTGACTGGCAAAATTGCACAGGTGATTTTGTCGATGATGAAGACCCAGACAACAACCGCCGCGTTGATGTTGATATAATTTCTGATTCAAGCCATGAAAAGCCGTATGATGAGTTCACAGCGAGAGCGCAGCAAGTAAAATCTGACGCACTGGCAACGGATGAGGCTGTCAGCCTTTTTGATGGGGGATGGCGAAGCAGTGACTATTACCAGCTGATGTTTGAGCGTAGATGTGACAAAGAAGAAGCCGCCGGCATCTGTGCAGCACTTGCCACTTTTGAGCAGTAATTCGCACCTGCCCGGCAAGGTTAGAGCCGGGAGAAGGAAAGATATGAAGCGCGAAGACTTTAAAAAAATTATTAAGTTGCGCAGCTTTTGGAAGATAGATAAGCGCAAAGGAGATTATAAGCTGCCAAGCGGTGATAAGTTGTCAAAATATATCAGAAAGCTTGTTATTTCTCAAATGCAGCTTGATAATCTGCTGATTGGTGAAAATGGTGATCTATTTCCAGGATCTGGGGGCACTGTAAACAAAGAGTTAAAGCAAATTAACGACTATACAATTTTTCATTTAGGTCCGGTTCCAAACGAGGTTTGCACGTGGGAGCAGATGGAGGAACGAATTGATCATTTAATTTTTGAAATGTTACACTAATCAAAAAGTGGAGCCACAAAGCTTCACTTTTTCTTTGCCCATTTTCAGACATTCAGCCGTAAATTTTTAATTTGTGCAACTTGCACTTTTAAAAATATTTAACTTGATTTATACCTCATATTGTTGTATTATGTAGTTAAGCTACTATATATAGTATTTATATGTAGCCTAGATATGGATATATAGAGTATATAGCCCATGATCGGAAAAGATTTCAAGCCGTGCTGAAACACGGTGCTTCTTTTTCTGGTCGTGGGCTTTTTCTTTTCCCCAGGCCTGCAGCTTTTCCGTGTCGCTTCCTTATATATAATATATACAGTATATATATTTACTGTATATGTATATGGTATATATATTTAATATACTATCGGTATATTTAATATATTATCAGTGTATTTATATTATATTTATAATTATATGGTGTATATGTATATAATATCTGTATATGTACAGTGTATACAGAGTATATATAATATATTGTCTGATAATATATATATTATGTACAGTATAGGTATATGTATACAGTATGTATAAGGTATATGTATAGTATGTCTCTATGTACTGTATAGGTATAAGTGTATGTGTATATCTGTATGTACAGTATATAGATATCTGGTAAGTAAGTAGGTATGTGTATAGTGTATCTAAGTATATATAGATACAGAGTGCAGGAGCTGACAAATGATCAAGTCAGAGACAGCCAACAGATGAGAGATACACAGACAGGCGGCAGATGAGGGCGGCGCACAGTCAGGACAGGCAGCCCAAGACGGATGCAGACGAGAGCTGGACACGATGAGCACACACAGGAGTGTGCTAGAAGGGCACAGAAGGCGGCTAGAAGACGTTTGAAGGGGAAAGGCTAAGATATAGCCACATATACGCACGACAAAAAGAAATACAGGGAAAGGAGGGCTACAGAATGCCAAGAGGAGGGAAACGAATGCCAAGCTATAGGGATATTGCAGAAACCATGGACGGAGACGAACTGGATGCTATCCTTGACGTATCTCTGCAGGGGCTAGCTAGAGCACGTGAAAAAGGTTCACAGCCCATGTATAGCAACTCTCCCGAAGGGCTAAAAAGTTTCAAGCACGACTCAGAAGAGTATCTAACATTTGTCCGGAACGTAAACAAAACCCCGACGGAAGGCGGAAAGCTGCGCCTAGTGCCTGATATAGAATCCTGGGCGGCATTTTTGGGAGTTACGCGGCACATGATCACGGGCTACGAAAAGCGTAGCAGTGATTGGAAGTCTACTATAGACGCGGTAAAAGGCGTTATAACAGCTTGCAAGAAGCAGCTTGCATTTACTGGCAAAATGCCACCAGTGCTTGCAATCTTTGATCTTACCAACAATTCCGACTATGTCAACGCGTCAGAGTTCCGGTTATCAGCTGAGACAGCGCCAGAAGCCAAACAGATAACGGCGGAAGAGTGGGAAAAAGTTATTGATGCAGAGCCAGAAGCCCCAAAACTATCGGATTTTAAATTGTCTGACGATTTAAATTAAGATTAATCAAGGTTTCTTGATCTGTGTTAATCTCTCAGATGGTATACAGTACGTATAATGTTTATTATACGTACTTTTAACGGTCAATGGTGCGTATACTCAGACCAGGGCAGCAAAACACTGTTGCTTTTGTATATACAAATACGCACAATTTAGGTTTTACCGCCATAGGATCAGGAGCCGCGACCAGCTGCGCAGCTGCCAGATGATCACGCGAAAAGGGGTGTAGGGGTCTGAGAGCGTGCCCCCGGCATGGGGCTACTTAGTCCCCCAAATATTTTTCCAAAATAAAAAGCCCCTTTTAACTCGTAACTACACATATGGCAAAGATAGGGAATCGCGACCCAAAAGCTGTGAGCCTTGACAGTTTCTTTGCCATAATACCAAGGCATACCAGAAAGGTAGGTGTTTATATGAATAATATAAAAATCTTTAGCAATCCAGAATTTGGAGAGATTAGAACGAAACTTGTTAGCGGAGAAGTGTGGTTTGTCGGCAAGGATGTAGCAACAGCACTTGGATATGGAGAAGGAAAATCAATCCCTAATGCCATTGCAAACCATGTCGATGAAACAGACAAAGGGGTCACTGAAATGATGACCCCCGGTGGAAAGCAGAATGTAATCATTATTAACGAATCCGGACTATATGCTTTGATCTTTGGTAGCAAACTTAAATCCGCAAAAAGGTTCAAACGGTGGGTTACATCTGAAGTCCTACCGACTATCCGCAGAACTGGTTCTTACAGCATTAACGAGCGTAAACCTGACTCCTACATGATTGAAGACCCAGTTGAGAGAGCAAAACGCTGGATTGAAGAACAAGAAGAAAAACAAAAACTCATTGAAACTGTTCAAGAGCAAACACCAAAGGCTGAATATTTTGACTCTCTGGTTGACAACAATCTTCTCACAAACTTCCGAGATACGGCCAAAGAATTAGGCTATAGTCAAACAGAGTTTACCGGATGGTTAATTGCTAAGGGGTATGTTTACAAAGATTCCAAGGGTATTTTAAAGCCTTACGAGACATACCGTAAGCAAGGATTGTTCCAAATGAAAGATTTTAAAAACCCATATAACCACTTTACTGGGACTCGAACTTTCGTGACAGTGAAAGGTAAAAACACCTTTAGACTTCTGATGCAGGTTCCAGACTAATGAAAATATCAACCAAAGAAATAGCCGATGAATGTCAGCATTGCGGTGACATACTGGTTTGCCAGTTGTGCCGTGAAGGACACGGAATAAATCGTGAACGAATAAACGTTACCCAAATGGTTACATGCCAGATAGAACACAAGAACAGGAGGTTATCTAATGAGAATCATTTCACAATGTAAAACCAAATCTGTTGAGTTTTGTAACGTTGCTTTGCTGAGACGTGATGAAACTATCTTTGCAAGGACTGCAAACCAAGACATGGTACTTGCAGAGTATAAGACTCCAGTCAGAGCAGCTGAGGTATTTGAGGAATTAAACATTTCTGCTTCTAACTTCTCAACATATATCTACTACATGCCGGAGGAATAAGCAATGGAAAGAAAATTAGTTTTAGTTAAATTTATTGACGGCACAAGTGAAACAATAGAAGCTTATTGCAGTTCGCGAGGTGGATACTATGGCTATCTAACCAAAAAAGAATTGTTTTACGTATCTTGTGCTTCTAACTTCTCAAAAACTCTCTTTCCTCGCGAGTTTGTTAAAGCAATATCCCTTTTGGATGAATAGGAGGAGTAATGGCAAATACAAAATTTGAAAATGCAACAACATGGTTACAAGGTGTTATTTCTGGATATCAAAAGCAAGTCAACGATTTCTCAGCTGCGCCTAATCCAGATACAAATAAAATAAAAGCATGTAAAGAGCGTCAGGAACTTTGTCAGTACATTTTGGACTTTATGGTTAAAGCTAAGCAGCAGAATGATGTAATGGCTGCTAAGTCAAGTTCTCAAAATACCGCTGTAAAGCCACAGAATGCCCCACAATCAATTTCGGCTCATTCAATGGCAAATACTATAGGTAAAGAACAGCTAGAGCAATTAGAGCTTGTTTTGGGGCTTGATGCTACAATCAGCTTTTGTAGAGCTGCTTTAATCTTGGAGCTTCCAGAATTCGGGTCAAAAGAGGCACTTCTTGGAACACTTAAAGATTTTACTGCGAAGCGTTAGGAGATTGTGCGAAATGATAAAAATTCTGAGGCCCGGTACAAGAAAGGAAGCTGAATGTCCAAGTTGCGGTGCACTTTTGAGCTACGATATTTCTGACATTCTTGAGAAATCGTCGCACTCAATTGCAGAAACATCATCTACATTTTGGCTAAGCAGTAAAAATACAACTTACATCATCTGCCCACAGTGTAATAACAAGATTATTTTGTCAGCAACTCGATAAGAAAGGAGCATCTATGAGTAATATAGACAAATGTATTTCTCTGCTAATCAAGCTTGGCGAGTCTTTTGGAATTGATACTAAGGCTTTGCCACCGTGTTTTAACCACATAACTGTTACTTTTAAGAAAAAATCATGCGATGGTACTCTGCACCGCTTTAACTATGCTTTTGAGCTTTGTTTACTGGAAAACCTTGACACTCGTCAACTTCCGGAATATTTCGAATATGTATTTTTCGATAAAATTTTGGAATATTTTATCGAATGTGAAAAAGAAGCATTCAACGCAGAGGAGTTTTTATGATTAAATTAGAACATGCTGTATTACCAAGCCCAGAACAAATAGAATTTGCTATTGAAGGTCTTCGAAACTCCTTCAATTCATGGCTTAAAAGTGATAGCCATTGGGGCTGTCTTCACCTCGGTGAAGAACGTGATTGTGATACCTGCGATAGTATCCAACCAGATAAATGTACATGGTCTCCACAATTTATAGTTGGCAAAGAAGATATGGCACTTATGCGACGTTTATCTTCATATGGTCCCGATCATCGTAAATTTATGCGTATGCTTCCGGTATGTATCAGAATTACAGCACCACTTTATTGGTGGAAAGAAGCAGACACATATTCCGCAGGCACTTCAAAGAATAGTTGTAGCACCATGCATCGAATTGATGCCAAAGAATTTACATTAGATGATTTCTCAGCAGAGCATCTTATTGGCTTTGAAAGTGCTGAATCTGATTTCCCAATATTTCACGGGGCAGAGCATTCGCCAATCGGCCTGTTGAATCAGACGATCCGTATGCTTAATTTTTACAGACAAAAATATCTTGCTACCAAGGAAAAGAAGTATTGGTGGCAACTAATTCAGCTGCTGCCTGATTCTTATAACCAGGCTAGAAATGTAACGCTTAACTACGAAGTCCTTGCAAACATCTATAAAGCACGCCGCAATCATAAACTTGACGAATGGCAAGATTTTTGCAACTGGATTGAAACATTGCCGTATAGTGATCTTATCACTGGAAAGGAAACGAAATGACATTTAACGAGTATCAGCGCGGTGTAATGAGAACCGCATCAGACGTAACAAAAGCAACAAAAGAAAACATGCTTATGAATGGTATCCTCGGTACTGCAGGTGAAGCAGGTGAGCTTGTTGATCTTCTCAAAAAGCAGATTTTTCAGGGGCATCCATTTGATAAAGAGCATCTTATCAAGGAGTGTGGCGATGTGCTGTATTATCTGGCACTTACTGCTGAGGCACTTGGTACCACTCTTGAGAATATTGCAATCAAAAACAACAAGAAACTTTGGGAGCGCTATCCTGACGGCTTCAAGGCTGAAAATTCGCTCCATAGAAAGGAAGGGGATATTTAATGTTTGTTCTTATTCTCCGCGTTCTGGCATCTCTTTTCAACATCTTTATGCTGACTAGCATTATAGGATGGCTGAATGAGAAAAGATCCAGAGAAAGATTTGCCAGTGCTATATTACTTTCTACATTTTTTATCATGAATCTTGTCTTGACAGCCAGTGGTTTGTGAGGATAAGATCACGCTGGGGTTATCGCCAAATGGTAAGGCACAGGATTTTGATTCCTGCACTGTTGGTTCGATTCCAACTAGCCCTGTTGTGCCATTAGCTCAGCTGGAAGAGCACTTGACTTTTAATCAAGGCGTCGTGGGTTCGAGTCCCATATGGCACATACGGACCTTTAGCTCAATAGGTTAGGGCAGCTGCCTCATAAGCAGCCGGGTCTGGGTTCGAGTCCCAGAGGGTCCATATGCAGTTTGTAAACAATGTGGTTTTTTCTTTCTCTTGTGAAATCCCTTTCTCTTTTCCCACAAAGTAGCAACTGCAACTCCCCGTGAGAATCAACCTGCGGACAAGTCAGCCGCAACCGTATAGGCGGTATTGGGGTAGATGCGCAGAATTGGTATTGCAGCAGACTGTAAATCTGTCATCTTCGGATATGTAGGTTCGAGTCCTACTCTACCCACTTTTGCCGCGATGCCACAATGGTACTGGGCTAGTTTTGAAAACTAGTGATCTGTAAAAGGACTGAGGGTTCGAATCCTTCTCGCGGCGCTCCAGTTGCCTAGGGTAGCTCCCGAAAAGCAGAACCTGTGACTGCCTGGCAACTGATTTGTAATCACAGGAATACATTATCGCACAGGAGGTAAAACAGATGTTAGAGAAGGCAAAAAAAGAAATAGTAATATCGGAGGGCAGAGATTTTAAAGGAATCTGGATTCCAGAACGTCTTTATTTATCACCAGATTTAAGTCCTAGGGAGAAATTCTTGTTAATTGAGATATACAGTCTTACTCAAAAAGACGAAGGCTGTTTTGCTTCTAATAAACATTTTGCCAACTTCATTGGCTTGAAAGAAAATAGTATTCAAAAGATGCTTTTAAAATTTGAGCAACTGGGACTGATTGAAAGAATCTTTGAATACAAAGAAAACACTAAAGAAATCGACAAGCGAATCATTATACTCACCCAGAAATTTTTTGATTCTTTTGTCAACGAAAAATCTATTTCTTCTAACATGGAAAAAAATCCATGTGGGGGTATGGAGAAAAATCAACAGGGTGGGGTTGAAAAAAGTCCACAGATAAGTAATACAATAGATATTAAGTATAACAGTAGTTTAAGTGATACAGATAAAGAACATGCTCTATTATCAACTAAAGTTGACAATAGAGATAAATACATGGTTTCGCGCACTAAAAGTGCTCAAAACTCAGGTGGCAAGCCACAAAAGAAAGAATCTACTGTTGATCCAGATGATTTTATCAAATCTAAGGAGTCAGTTCTTAAAGATGAGCTTCATAGACTGTATTCAAACAATCCTAGAAACATCTTTACTACAGAACAACAGGAAATTGACTGGGTTGACAAGGAATATAACAGCCTGACTGCTATTATTTTTGAGTTTAACCACCAATACAAAGCATCTACGGGCTTTGATGCTAAGAATCTATCAGACGAGAGCCTTAAACGAGTTACACGAAGCTACATCAAGTCTCCAGAATCCTTGAAGGATGACTATGATGACCTTGAAAGCAACAAGGTTTTGATTGAAGAGTATCTAAAAACTGATTACGGCAGCAAACATGGAGTGATTGTAAAAAGTTTATCGCACTACATGTCTGGCAGCATTCGAGAAATGTTGTTCTATAAACACTTGTTCTAACTTGCCAATGCACATTTGCTAGCTATATACACGTACATTATGCTAGCTATATATACGTACATTGATACAAGTATACACGTACACTAGGAGGTGCAAATGCAGAACATAGAAATCAACTTTGGGGTTCGTCCATGCATCGTAACTCAAAACGGCGAAGAAAAGAAAGCGTTATTCCATATGTGGGAACATTTTGTAAAGCCTGTTGCAGCAGATTTATATATTGGCGGTTGCCCAGAGGGACAAATGAGCATGATATTTGGGCTTGTAGAGTATGATGATGGCACGATGGGCGAGGTAAATCCGAGCCAGATTCGATTCGTTGACAATAAGATCAAAGACTATGCATTTGAGGAGGGCTGAATCATGGTGAAATATAGACCACACAGAGGAGCATTATGCGACGCAATGGCAGAAATGAGAATCTTTGATTCTGTCGAAGATATGTTCCACTACATTGTCGAAGACTGGAAAGCATATGGAAATCCATTTGATATCGGAGATTTAACCATAACGTGTGATGAAGGAAAAGACGAGCGCATTAACTGGAAGGAAGGCAGATATGTCTGCACCAGGCGAATGCGAGAAAAGATTTTTGACACGCCACAGTGTATCGGAATGTGTTCGATTGAATTGTAGAACGGAGATAATAACATGATGAATCCAAAAAATAGTATAACGGTACTCGGATGTGAGTATCAGATTACAGTAGTTCAACACGATCAGTATAAAACGTGTGATGGCTGTGATGGGTGGACTGACCCATATAGTAAAAAAATCTTCCTCGTCGACCAGACTGCCAACCCAGACTGTGATCCAATCGCAACTGACCCAGCAGGACGAATGAAACAAGTGCTTAGGCATGAAATTGTACACGCTTTCCTTAACGAGTCTGGACTTGTCTACAACTCAAATTTTTCGATGCAGGGATGGGCAATGAACGAAGAAATGGTTGACTGGATTGCATGGAATGGTGAGAAACTGCATAAGACGTGGAAGGAGGCAGGACTAGTTGATTAAAGAAGATGATTTACAAACAAAAGTTGTGGAGCAAGCTGCCCTTATAGCGGCAGCACTTAAAAAAGGTAAAGACGTTGAGGTACGGCGAACTGCGGCTGGAATCAGCGTTGCCGAAGTAAGCAAAAAGGTTGTATACCGATGACTGTTGACTACATGAAAAATATTGATTGTCTCATTGGCATGAAAGATATTCCAGATAAATCTATTGATATGATTTGCGCAGATTTGCCATATGGAATAACTCATAATAAATGGGATGCTGCTATTCCACTGGCTGAGCTTTGGAAAGGAATTGACAGAATCATCAAAGACACAGGCGCTATTATATTGTTTGCGAGTGGAATGTTTACTGCTGATTTGATGCTAAGCAATAGAAAAAATTGGAGATACAATCTAGTGTGGGAAAAGAATCAGCCGACTGGTTTTTTAAATGCAAACCGAATGCCACTCAGATCACACGAGGATATTTGTGTTTTTTATAAAAAAACTCCTACATACAATCCACAAAAGTCTACTGGTAATCCCAGAAAGGTAAGCAAAGCAAACCATAAATTGAATTGTAAGGAAACGACAAATTATCAAAAATACAGTTTAACAACTTACGATAGCACAGAGAGGTATCCAAGATCTGTATTAAGGTTTCCAAAAGATGTCCAGAAATCAGCTGTACATCCTACGCAGAAGCCAGTTGCGCTTATTGAATACTTGATTAAATCTTATAGTAACCCAAACGACACAGTACTTGATATGTGCGCTGGAAGTATGACAACTGCTATCGCAGCTGTGAATACTGGCCGTCATTACATTTGTTTTGAAAAAGATCCTGATATTTTTTCAAATGGTGTAAAAAGATTTAATGAATCAACCAATGGAGGACATGGACAATGAAATTAAAAAGACTAATTGTTACCCTTGCAGCCGCAGTGATGCTTTCTGGTGCAGCCATTGGCTGTACAGAAGCCGATCAGGTAAGTTCTAATATCTCTAAGCAGGCGGACAACTTCAACGTGACTAGGAAGCTTACTGTTCTGAACGCAAGAACCGACACAGTTCTTCTGGAGCTGACTGGAACATTTGCATTAAAGAACAATTCATCAAATGAACTCGAAGTCATTATTGAGACTGCCGAAGGCAAATATCAGAAAGATTACGTGTATTTGAATGACTACACTATGTACGTGGTCGAGGATATCTCTGGTTCAGAGGTAGACAAATACCGTTATGAGATCAATTTCTTGCCTGAATGGGGACTCAAGGCAACTCATCATGAGTAAACTTTACGTTTACATAGTAAACACACGTAATGCATTCAATTTTAAAGGACCATAACAAGGGTTTGAAAATGAATTTTGCTGTGATAAAGCTTAGAAAACCTAGAAATCTGTCACCAAACACTTAGGAAAGGAGAAAAATCTTTATGACATACGAAGATGCCTTAAAAGCCTCAGAAAATGGTCAAAATGTAATGATATGGACAGGAGAGGAGTATCTACGCCTAGAAGAAGCAAAAGAATTTCTGAATTGTTCTTCTCATGTAATTCGAAGTAGTGAAGAATACAAAGGATACAAAAAGTTTTGCGAAGCTATTCAAAGCGATAAATGGAGTACTTATACAGAAATAGATCTTAGATGGGAACTTAGAAATTATCGAAAGCGTTTTGAACGCCTGAGTCGCATACAAGATGATTTTTTAAAAGAACTACTCGGCAGCAATTATACAGCCCGGTATTCCAGTGAGCAAATGATCGTTGCCGATGCATGGGTAGATGAATATGAAAGAATATGGAATCAGCACGGAGGAAATTAAATGGTTAGAGTAGGATCAGCAAGAATTGATGAGAATGGAAAAGTGATAGGTGGACAGTCAGGCGACCAGACAGGGCAGGAAGTGGCGATTGAGCCATGGTATCTGCACGATAAGGGCTGGGTTATAATCCGCGCAAAGGATGCAGCAGTGCGTGAGCGCATTGCACAGTGCATGGAAGCAGCGTGCACAAATAATAATATTGGCTATGATCAGTCTACGTCTTGGGATTTGTACGACAAGGCTAAGCAGTACGGATGGGATTGCAGCAAGGTTAACACCCCAGTGGAGACAGACTGTAGCAGCCTTGTACGTGTATGCGTGGCATGTGCTTTGCAGCGCGACATTCCGTGGTTTTCTACTGCCAACGAAGTTGAGGTTTTGGATGCTACAGATGAATTTGAAATCATCCGTGAGCCAAAATGTACAGAGTCCTCAGCATATCAGATGCGTGGAGATATTCTGTGTACAACTGTACAGGGACATACTGTAGTAGTACTGGACGATGGCTCTAAAGTGGAGTGCGAGATTATCTCAACTGGTAACACTACACTTTGTGGCAAGGGTATTGGAACAGCAGTTGCGCTCACGCCTATGAACATTCGCACAGGGGCAGATACATCTGCAAAGAAGCTCGACACAATCAAGACCTCTGTAGCCGTAGAGGTCCTTGAAATCACCGCTTCTGGTTGGTATAAGATTGTATGGCCCGGCGCTTCATGCGGATATGCCTTTACAAAGGCAGGAAGTGGCTATTACAGCTATTCTCCAAATGCTAACGCACAAGTTATAAACTTAGGCGATAAAGTCCAATTCACAGGCAATAAACAGTATATGTCAGCATGGGCTGATAAGCCAATCACTGCAGTCCCAGAGGTTGCAACTGTAACAAGTATTTGTGAGAGTGGCAAGCATCAGTATCACATCATAGGCGATAACGTCTATGGCTGGGTAAACCGAGAGGATATAACGAAAAAATAAATTTAAAATGGCATAATCAAAATGGTGATTGTGTAACAGCCAAAATGGAGGCTCTTCTTTAAGTGTTAGGAAAGGAGGAGCCTCTTTTTTGTTAGAGTTAAGACAACATAAAGAACGTGTGGAAAATATACAGCGCCAGATCATCATGCAACCTACATACAGCCAGCTCAGCACCTTATGCGGCGGAGCAAGACTGATTCTTCTTGATGCGAATGAGTTTATACCAAATCGTGATTTTAAGAATCTTGATGCATATAGAGGGTATGGCGACCATGTAAATAGCTATGTCCGATGGTACTGCAATCGCAACAGAAAAGTAGAGGGTGACGAGTGGGACAAACTGTATTGGCAAACCTATCTGAATGGTGCGAGAGCAAGAATATTTAATGACTATTTACTGTTTTTGGAGCGTAAACGTGATCCTAGGAGCATGTTTTATAAGCCAAAAATTAAACAGTTTGAAAAATTTAAGCTTATCGAAGCTTACCAAGGAATGTTGGATGATCGTTATGATAGACTGTGTATTTCTCTGCCTCCTGGTACTGGAAAAACCACCCTTTTAAAATTCTTTCATTCAGCGATTATAGGGTGGTTCCCAGAAGATTATAGTTTATTTTGCTCTCATTCTGGCGATATTACACGAATGTATTATGATGGTGTTTATCAGATGATAGACGATACTATTGAATATGCGTGGAGCGAAATCTTCCCGGGCTTAAAAATAACTTCAACAAATGCGCTGATGCAGCAGTTTAATGTGGGAACTTACAAACCATTCCCATCGTTGCAAACAACATCAATTGGCGCAAACAGTTCGGGTAAGGTAAGAGCGAACAAATATTTGCTATCAGACGACTTAATCGGTAACAGCGAACAGGCGCTAAATAAAAACTATCTTGATAAAATATGGCGTTTTTATTCTGTAGACGCAAAACAACGTAAAACTGTAGATAGTGATGGAAAATCATGCAAAGAAATTATACAGGCCACTAGATGGTCAACCCAAGATGTAATTGGTCGAGTAATAATTCTTTATCAAGATGATCCTCGCACAAAAATTATATCTGTACCTGCAGTTGATCCAATTACTGGTGAGAGCAATTTCAATTATGCAGTCAGTGGATTCACGAAAGAGTTCTTTGCAGATCAGGAATTGACAATGGACGAAATCTCGTACAAGTGTCTTTTTATGCAAGAACCAATTGAAAGAGAAGGACTGTTATTTCCTGGAGAAAAAATTCAACGCTATAAAGAACTTCCTAAGGGAACTCCAGAATTGATTACTGCGCAATGCGATACAAAGTCTAGCGGAACTGATTTTTTTGTTCTTCCAGTATTTTTAAAATATGGCAACCTCTATTATTGCGTAGATTGCATATGCAGTAATTCTACAGACTATGAGGCACAGTATGAAAATTCTGCTAACATTTTAGTCAACAACAAAGTTATGGATTGCGAGTTTGAAAGCAATAATGGCGGAGACCGTGTTTCTCTGGAAGTTGATAAACGTGTTCTTGAAAAAGGCTGGATTTGCAACATATCATCTCGAGCGACCGAAACGAATAAGGAAGCAAGAATTTTTCAGTGTTCGAATTGGATACTGCAAAATATTGTTTTTAAGGATATGGAAATGTATAAGCCACGTGAACCATATGGAATCATGATGTCGCTTTTGGCCCAATACTCGGCAACCGGAAAAAAGCAGCTTGATGATGTACCAGATACGTTTGCAAACTTTGCACTGCGCATACAGCGCAGAAAACCAAGACCAACAAGAATCATTAACAGCATCTATTAAGATTGGAGACATGTATGGATACAAAACACTATCTTTCGCAAATTAGCGTACTTGATCTTAAAATATCAAACAAAATCTACGAAAAAACACAGTTAAAAAATATGCTTTGTTCAGTTCCGAGTTGTGTAAAAGATGTCAATGTGCAAACTGGACATGCCACAGACAAGACTGCATCTACGATTTGTAAGTTGGTAGATATGGAACGCGAAATTGATTCAATGATTGATTCTTTTGTGGATTTAAAATCTAAAATCATTGCTCAAATGGAGCAGCTTGAGTTCAAGTATTATAATATACTGTTCAAACGTTACGTTGCACAGCAACAATGGTGCGAAGTAGTAGATGAGTTACATTTTACACAGCGACATGTTTTTAAGCTCCACAAAGAAGCATTAAACGAATTTGAGAAAAAGTTCGGAAGTGAATATCTAAACCAATAAAAAATAGCAGGGGAAGCAAAATTCTCCTGCTATTGATGTTTCAGCAACTTTGATTTTCCTGAAATTCCTTTAAATCACTTTTCAACTTGTCCATAATCTTGCCTGTATAATTGTTATTCTTACGCTCTGTAAAGTTTTGGAATGCCTGTGTCCCCCTTGCAACCGCCTGTGATTTCTGATTCCCTTCCTGCGGTGGCTTTGATGCTATATCTTCCTGCATGAGTTTTCGCAAATACGAAAAGCGACTACGGATGCGCTTCTGTTCATTCCTGCGTTTAATCTCTGCTGCCTTCTGTGCCATATACTGGTAGTAAGCCTTTTCCAGATCTTCCTTCTGGCAACTTGGCAGCTTATGAACTGGTACTGTTACGAGTAGCGTCTGTATCTCTTCTAGCTGTGCCTGTGATAGTTCCCATTCATCCAATGCACTTTCCCAGAGTGGACGATCTAATGCATCTTCCTTTGGCACTGGCGCTTCTGGAAGTTGCACTTCCAATATAGGTAATGTTTCGACTTCAAATCTTATGCCAACTACCGTTCGCCCTTTCTTAATGGGTTCATATGTATACCGACATTCAGTTTTTTCATCCATTTCTTTTTGAACACGTTTCAATATCTTTTGATTGAAAAACTTGTATTCTTTATACAGTTCTTCCTTATCACAATCAAGTATTTGCCTTAATTCATCAAGCTGCACTTCCCAACTTTTTCGAAAACGGTTTTGTTCGAGATATGTAAACATGATATAAGTGTAACGGCTTGTGAGTAATGTTATGCAGCGCAGCTTATACCGAAGATATCCGAGGTTTTCAATATTAAAAAAATACTTCATTGCTTTTTGAGAACACTCTAGCTTTACTTGCCACAGCCCGTAATCATCTTGTTCTGCCGTTGCTTCTTCAAACAACGTCACCAATCTAAAACCTTGTTTTTCACTATCATCTTGAACTTCTATTACATTTCCCATAAGATGCTTTAATCTTGCCTTGAGGTCTTGATTGTTGATTTTTTTTACTCCTAAAATTTTTTCAAGTTCGCCTTTCTCGAAAACAACCGTTCTCCTGTCTGGCTTGTGACTGTCTATTCGTGATAAATAAGTGTCAAGTATCTTAAATTCTGCAAGCGATAGCTCGGAACGCCACAAGGAAAACAGCGGTAAACTTTTTTGAACAGTAAGTTTGTCTCCATTTCCTAAACTGGTTATTGGCCCAATCTTTTTTCTAGCCATGTGTAAAACCTCTCTTTCTCTACTTTTATGTTTATTATAGCACCATAAGTTACCATTGTAAATATAAAATTGTCACCTTTTTATATTTTATGGAATTTCTTGGTTACTCATGCGGAATTTCTTGGTTACTCATGCGGAATTTCTTG